TTAGTGTTTGCTGTTGTAGGCATTCATCCTGGCAATCAAATCGCAAACCTTATTGGAATAGCCGATTTCATTATCATACCATGAAACAACCTTTACAAACGTATCGGTCAAAGCAATACCAGCTTTCGCGTCAAAAATAGACGTAAGCGGGCAGCCAAGAAAATCAGAAGACACGACAGCTTCATCCGTGTATCCAAGAATTCCCTTTAATTCGCCTTCAGAAGCTTTTTTCATCGCATCGCAGATTTCATCATACGTAGCCGGGTTTGCAAGATTGACCGTAAGATCGACAACAGAAACATCTAATGTCGGTACGCGCATGGACATGCCTGTCAATTTGCCGTTCAATTCCGGAATAACCTTGCCGACAGCCTTAGCTGCACCAGTAGAAGAAGGAATAATATTGCCGGATGCCGCACGGCCGCCGCGCCAATCTTTCATGGATGGGCCATCCACCGTTTTCTGTGTAGCCGTCGTGGAATGCACCGTCGTCATTAAACCATCCTGAATGCCAAATGCGTCGTTCAGTACTTTGGCAATCGGTGCCAGGCAGTTCGTCGTGCAGGAGGCATTGGAAACGATCGTCTGCCCCTTATAAGCAGCGGTGTTGACACCGCAGACAAACATATCAGCCTGACGGCCATCTGCCCCCTGTTTGGACGGAGCAGATAAAACTACATATTTAGCACCTGCCTGCAAGTGCTTTTCAGCAAGATCCATCGTAAGGAAGCGGCCCGTGGATTCCACCACATATTCAGCGCCTACTGCATCCCATTTGAGATCTGCCGGATCTTTTTCCGCTGTAATACGGACAGCCTTCCCATTGACAATAAGACGATTATGTTCCACATCCGCTTCGACAGTACCGTCAAACTGGCCATGCATTGTATCATACTTGAGCATATACGCCATATAATCTACAGGCAGTAAATCATTGATGCCTACGATTTCAATATCATCACGGGTCTGTGCTGCACGGAAAACAAACCGGCCGATACGGCCAAAACCATTAATACCCACTTTAATCATTATCAATGCACTCCTTTTTTGTATACACGAAAATCAATACACCCAGCTGTCTCAATCTACCTTTTACAATATTAGTATGCCATATTGGGTACGTTTTTGCAATAGCGTAGTCGTTTTATGTCCCACTTTTAAAAACATTTACAACTAAAATAGCTATCCCTATATTAAATTCATTCAAATTCATTCAAAACGGCATAAAATAGGGCTTTGTGGTAAAGTGTTATACATATTCATACGCAGTAATAAACAAGTTAATTCATTTATTTTTGACGAATTTTTGACGGCAAAAGAGGACTCCGGTTATGGAATCCTCTTTTCTATTATCCAACTTCTTTTATCCTCTTCTCCGCAATGTCATAGTACACTTTCGTCTTTTCAAATCCAACGTACTGTCGATTATGCTTCTTCGCTGCTACGCACGTTGTACCGCTGCCAGCAAATGGATCCAAGATAACAGCTTCTTCCGGGACAATCTGAACCAGTTCTTCCATGAGCGGCGTCGGCTTTCCGGTCAAGTGAAATTTATCCTTCTGTTTTACTGGAAAATCAAAACAACCAGGATAGGGTCCCGCATGTTTAGCCTTGGGACACTTTCCGTTTGTACCCCATACGATATATTCGCATTGATGCCGAAAATAACCTTTATGCGGTGCTCTGGCTCCGCCACCTTTATTCCATGCAACAATGCCCCGCCAAATCAGTCCACCCATCTGTAAGGCGTCTGAGGCTGCGGGAAGCTGCCGCCAATCCGTAAACATCAAGAAGTATCCTTCCGGCTTAAGAATACGTTGACAATCAGTAATCCACATCGTACACCAATGCAACCACGCTCTTTGATCCATGGTATCTCCTGCAAAATCAGGACGATGGACAATCTTATTATCCGACTGTTCATATTTGCTGGATGGAGTTTGCGCTCGTGCGTTTGCTGTTTGGCCACCGCTGCAGTATGGAGGATCTGTGATAACGGCATCCACGGAGTTATCTTCAAGCTGCTGCAGCAATTCGATAGAATCGCCACATGTAATCTGATTTAAAAACTGTTCGTTCGTACAACCACCTCGTAATAATAGATTTTGACTAGTCTAGTATTATTGTATCACGATGGTGGTTATGTGGCAAACATTTGTTCTTACTCAAAACTTATTAGAAAGTAATACCCAGTGTTTATCCGCCATATCTTCAGCAAAACATGTATTATTAATATACAATTGATTATCTTTATAACGAACAAAACCCCAATGTAGATGATGCATTTTAGCATAATACTGAAGTGCAAGAAATTTATTTCCTATTTGTGGATCAATGTTTTTATCGATACCGTGGCTTTCTCCGCCTTTGGTTTCGATGACCCAAACATCACCGTTCTTTTTCATAACAATGTAATCCGCATAGAAAAGACGTTGTTTTTGCAGACCATCCAGATAAACGATGGAGAAATACTGCTGCCCCGTATCCCCATTCTTATAAACCCAATCAATATCAGCACAGCTTTCACAATACTGTTCGAACAGCGGCTCGGATGTACTTCGTCGGATGAAACTGGTTGCAAAGCTGGACGTATATTCCTGATAGGCATTGTTTAGATATTCGACTTCATTCTTTGCACCGGGATCATACTTAAAGAAATCCTGTTCCGGAATATGAAAAGATGATGTCTTCGGCATAATAAAATTCAAAGACGATAGCTGCATCATCCCCGCCGTTACTGTCCGAAAGTCGTCGCGTAGTTTTCTTGCATTATTGATGACAAAAGCATAGAAATCAGATGTTTCCAAGGATAATAGTTTATGTTGTTTGCTATGCCGTCCCTTCCGGAATAATCGCTCCAATATAGTTTTAACTTTGGCTGAAGGAATGCCTGCAGTTATCTTTATCATATCGACGCTATGAAGAAGTTGCATCCCGTACTTATGTGTATCCACTCGTCTGCGTGTTGTTACATATTCAGCAGAATTTTTCAGAACAGATTCCATGTGGATGTATTTGCCGTGGAGTATCCTACCTACAATTTCGGAATCTAAGATATATCCTCCGGCAATCAGATGTTCCTCGTTTTGCTTTTTGTCCTTGCCTAGTTTGTAAGTCTGTACAAAATATTGGTAAACCTTTTGCAGCACTTCCCGTTCACCAAGGCTCAGACTGTCCATGTCACGAATTTGTTTTTCAAGAGTGAAAGTTTTGCATTTGGATTTCAGAAACAGCCTTCTTGTTTCATACGCCTTATCCATGCTTGACAGCAATCCGGACTTCCATTTCTCATCAAAAGTGTACACATAACAAAAGTCCAGCAGATCGTCATCATAATGACACGCTTCCGGCATGCGACGGATTCGTCCAATGGTCTGAATTTCAAATTGCTCGCTCATTCCTTCTCTTAATTTCACGAGAATTTTCGCTCGTGGACAATCCCACCCTGTGCTGATAGCCTGCTTCATAAGCAAAAACACAGGTATACCATCATTTTCGGTCAAATTATCAGGAATATCTTTTTTGTCACCGCTCATCCATTTACTGACCATGCCATTTTCATAGGTGTATCCCATGGATTTAAGTTTTTCTTCAACCAATTTAATTGTTTCCGGCTGTCCATTGGGGAATTGAATCAGAATGAGGGGCCGGATATTTTTTCCGAGACTTTGGTACCGGGCAGCAATCACCCTCCGTTTCTCATCGGCGAGCGAAAGCAGATAGTCGTAATCATCATCAATTTTCACATTATTTTCAACACCTTCGTTGACATACAAGGCTTTCGTAATAAGACCCACATCAATAACATCCAATTCATCAATCTCGTAAAAATCACATCGTTTATTTTGAATAGCGGTCGCACTTATCCGAATGATGTTCTTTGCTGCAAAAGAGTCAATGATTGTCTGGGCTTTAGCCGTGTTATTTGAGTGTTCTTCATCGATAATAATGATGAAATCAAGCCCGCTGCGGTGGGCATCTGCAATACGGTCAAACAGATTTTTCCGTTCGCTATCACGAATGGCGGTATTTCCCTTTTTCGTGACTAGTTCCCAGTTAATGAATGTCGTACTTTCTGGAGAAAATCCATTCTGCAGTGCATCAAACAGATTCTGAGTATGCCGCTGCGGAGCTATTTTCTGCATCTTAATTCGGCTTTGTTCTTCCAAATCCCCCTTTCCGGGGCAAAGCCAAATAAAGACCATATTGGTATTTACCTTGCCTAGATATTCATCAACAAAATCAATAAGAATAATTGTCTTTCCGGAACCGGTCGGAGCTTTCATGACAATTGTTTGTTTTTCATTGCTATCCGTCGTCATATCGAGCAGTTTCAGGACAGCTTTTTCCTGAAACTCAAATAGATTTAATGTAATGCCACTTACCATGATTCCCCTACCTCCCGCAGTTCGAAATCAAAATAATAATCGGGGATGATATGCATTTCTACATCTTTGAAAAGCAGTTCCTGTTTCGTATTAAAGAGGACATTCTTTGACACATATAAGGCTTTCACATCCGAATGCGCATCCCAATTGGCCGCCAACTTATCAGCTTCTTCATCACTCATGACCATGATATATCGTTTACCATCTAACTTAATTCCGTGTTCGAGTTGAATCATTTCAGCAATGTGTTCCAGCAACGCATCGGAAAGAAATTCTTCATCCTTGGAGACAAAATCGGTCTTATAGTACTTTAAATTAGCGGGAATACCATCCACCATTTCCTTGTAATCTTTAATTCCAACGACTGTTACAGTTCCATCTTCCACACTACTTTTAATACTATCATATTTATTCCTATATTTTTCAGTTATATCTTCCACACTCTCCAACAATTTGTCTGCCTTCTTTAAATCTGACATTGTTAGTTTTTTGCTAAAGAGAGTGTCTGTTTTCTTTCCATTATATTTATATCCAGAAATAACACGCTGTATTCTGGGGTATGTAATACTCTTACAGATATTATTTTCGTTATTCGTACAAAGAATAAATTTGCGATGACCGCCATCTTCTTTATTTAGATTTAGAACAGCGCAGCCGGTTGTTCCAGACCCGGCAAAAAAATCAAGCACTACTGCATCTGTTTTTATACAGCCTAATTTAATTATAGCCTCAATTAATTTTGTCGGCTTGGGGTTTTCAAAGGGGAGTTTACCGTCAAATATATTTTTTATTTCAGTAGTAGCATCCTGATTACATCCAAATAAATCGTTTGGCCACCAATTTGTGGCGCATTGTCCTTCGTTTTCTCTTTCACTGGCATAATATTTTTTTCGTGGGCTGCCTTTTCCATTATTAGGAAAGAAAATTCTTCCTTCGCTAAATAGCTTTTTATAAGTTATTTCTTCTCCCAACCACTCTTCATCGAAAATTTTACCACTTGGCGAGACAATTTTATATTTACTTCCTGATTGAGCTGAGCCAGACTTCCACGGTTTCGAAGCCCACGGGCCTCTTGGATCCTTATCAGGATTGCTGAACTTACCTGTTAATTGCACTTTCCCTACGCCAAACTTCTTATGGCATTCTTTATTTTTTGAATACACCAATATATGTTCTGCTACAATTGCTATTAGTTTTGTTTTATCGTTCGGCTGATTGCTACGCCTCCTCCAATGGATATGACCTTCAAAATCGTTTTCACCAAATATTTCGTCACAAATCATTCGCAAAGAAGGGAGTTCGTTATCATCACATGAAACAAACAGACATCCATGCCTGCTCAATAATGTATTGGAAATCTTAATTCTTTCATAAATAAACGAATCCCATTTTGAATGTTTAAATGTATCGGTTTTGTCCACATATTGGTCGTTGTAGATAAAATCTTTGTCCTTATTGTATGGTGGATCTATGTAAATAACGTCTATTTTCCCTTTATGTGTCTTTTCTAAAAGTCGTAAACTATGCAGGTTATCTCCTTCTAAAAGAAAATTGTACTTTTCCTTTGGAGAGGCAATGATTTCTCGGTTTTTATCTTCTGTAAATACGGGAATATGCGTCCGCATTTTCACATCCACCGATTCCTCGTGCTGTTCCCATACGAGACCATATTTTTTCTCGTTCAATGCATTTTCTATTTCGTTGATGGCAATGAGTGTCTTGTCATCATCTTTATTTTTTTTCTTTTATCGTATTCAGAAAGGCCAGCATACGCCGCCGTTTTTGTTGTGATAAGTTTACCATCGACAAGTCCTCCAATGACTTTTAAATTACTGCTATAACTGCTTATAAAAGTCTCAATTATTATAGTGTAATTATAACATATTTAAAATTTCTCGCACACACCGTATATCATTTGTTCGTTTTCATAACATCATTTAAAATATTTATTTATGATTTATTGAATAATTTTGTGTAATAAAAAAGCCGGACCACTCGTTTACTGAGCAGCCCGTCATCGTGTCATTTCATCTTATTCTTTTACCAAATCCGCTAATTCCGCCTGAATACTCGCCACGATAGAAGTTACAGCATTATTGATCGCCGTGACGTACAAATTATTCACCATTCTCTCACCGTATAATTCACAGCCCCAGCCTTTTTACCGTCAGCACTCAAGTATATCATAGCCTCCACCATCCCAGCCTGATACCCAACGCCAGCATACGCCTTATTATCCGCATACAGTATTCCCGCTTTGATCTTGTGATTATTCCGGAGATTAATCTTGTATACATCTACTTTTTGCTGATCCGTATTTGCTGTCACAATGGTTCGATCAGTTTTTTCTGTGGCTGCTGCAGGCAGCGCAGTGTCATTTTTATTAATCGCATCCGCAGTCTGCTCTGCCGCCTTTTCCACGGTGGGCGATTGTACGTAATACGTAACGGTCGGCGTCGTCGTCCCGTCGTGAATATATTGGATTTCTTTAACAATCTGGGAAGCCGTAGTGCTGTCTACAGCTAAATCTTTCTTGATTTTATCCTGATCGGTGGTATCTTCGTATTTTATTACCTGTACGGCTTCCTGCGCCGTTTTGACATGCTGCAGGTAAAAGTATATGCCTACACATGCTAAAATGGCTATAATCGTCGCACAAACAATCTGTTTTTTATGAGCACTGATGAAATTTATAATTGTCGTCATGGTACGCCTCCATATATAAAAATAAGCCGGCAGGAATTTCCCGCCGGCCGTTTTGCGCTTAAAAAAAGAACAGTCTGTAAACAATCGCCGCCAGGGCAACAATTTCAACTGCGTTCATGATATCGTTTCCGTATTTCTGCCTGAAAGACGTTTCAAGGGTTATTACTCCACTCCCTATAGAATTGGCCTCCGCCGCTGCCTGGGCAACCAAGGTTTCCCGCTTATCCTTCAAAATCTGAATAGCATCGGCAAATATTTCCGCGCCGTCTGCTTCCAAGTCTGCAATCTTGGCGTCCAGCTTTTCAATATCAGTCTGTTCCGTGGTCGCCGTAGTTGCTTGCGTGGTATCCACAGCCTGATCCTGTTGAATATCGGTTGCCGGTGTTGTTTGTTCTGTTGTCTGTACATTTTCTTCTGCCATATTAATTGCCCCCTAAAATTGGATTGTATAAAACGGCACCGTTAGAAATGGAAATGATGTGGCTTGCCGCATCTACATTCCCATTTACGGTAAGATTGCAGTTTTTAAAATTGATAGGAACATTTTCTCCTTCCTGCAGGCCAACTACTTCTTGGCCTATCAACAGGTAGGCTACTTCGCCATAAGTAATGTCTTCTCCAGCGTCTACTGCTTCCTGCAGTTCTTCGATTGTCATGTTGATCTCCTATTCCGGCATGTTGTACCATTCATTCATATCCACCTCAGTATTGCCAATCATTTCATGCTCGGACCATTGCCAGCCGTCCACAATTTTATCTGGGTGTTCCGCTTTGAAATCGCTCTGTGATACCCCGTACTGGCACGGCCAATAGGGCACATAGTCTGCCAACGCATCTACATTGACGTTATCTCGCAGCGTGTAGTACCCGCCATAAATTCCTGCTTTCAATCCTTCCGCATTGAGTGTACTGATAAAAGCGGAGCAAATAGCCGTCACGTCTCCCAGTGCCAACAGCTCCGGCGCTTCTACATCATACCAGACACCCATTTTAGGTATTTCGCCACCCAAGAAATTTAACACAGTTTCTGCATCTGCTTTCGCATCTTCCACATTTTGTGCGTGAGTATAAAGATAGCATCCCCACGGCAAACCGATCGCTTTGACCTGCTGCAGGAATGTATCAAAGCATTCATCCTTAGTTTCCCCTTCAGCTATTTTCAGAATAACGCCTTCCACTCCCGCATCTTGCACCGCCTGCCAATCTATATCGGACTGCCAGCTTGATATATCAATTACTTTTGCCATTCGTGTCTCCTTCCCATTCATCCGGGATGCCATCATGATTGCTGTCTACCATTGCCTTGCCGAAAAAGCCGACGGCTGCAATGGTAGACACCGACGTAATTGCCGCAATAAATTGGATCATAATAGCCAGATCTGCTTTGCCGGTTGTCTCCCACTGCCAGCTCCATGCGGCCATAAACAATAGCATACATATAATCACTAGCAATAAAAAAAGATATACCATCAATCTCGGCATACCTCGTATATGCAGCTTATCTGTTTTGGATAATGCCGCGACTAACACATTTTGTATTTTTTTCAACAATCTATATCACCTCCCTTCCGCTGGATCAGATACGGGATCACCGCCTTTCTATTTTCCAAGAAGCTTTAAAATAAGTGTAACAAAGAACGAAATGACTGCTCCTAGCAACATTGCATCTGTTTTAATTCCGTCAATGCGCTTATGTGCTGACTTTGCCGACGTCAATGCATCCGTAGTGTCTACACTCGATTTCTTCGCGTCGGCCTGTAGCGAGCGTAACTCTTCGTACATAATGTCTATTTTAGATTCCATGCTGCTGAGCCGCCCCAGCAATTCTGTCTGAAAATCATGTTCACCCATGATTCACCGCCTTTATCTATCCGTATATTTTATTAATAATCAGATACATCTATGGAGTGATTATTAATAGCTTCTGACCATGAAAATACAAATGTAACGTTATTATAGCTGGTATTAATCAATTGTAGTCTCCCATATGTTTTCCCTGGCGTAACTCCAATATATCTGGGATTCGGGGCTTGTGCCGCCATCCAACGACTCTTATTTGCATCATTGAAAACGATATTATATTTAGGGCGATTACATGTAATTTGTATCACCTTAATTGAGGCGGGCACTGTAAAAGAAATATTAATATCCGTAGTCCATTGACTACTGCCATTAGGAACCCCGGTAGTCAATATAGCATACGTGGTCCCCGACGTTTCTTTTACTCTGCCACTTGTAGCACGAGAATCAGACGTGCCGCCTAACGCAAAATGAGCCGTAACACCATCTACAATCACATGCCCATAGCATCCCGTACTAATTTCATTCGCAGGATCCGTATACAAATTGACAGCCTGTACAGTACCGCCGCTATTTTTGACGTACAATTTTTTACTCAACAGGCTCATTTAACTCACCCACATTTCTACGCCATTAGGGAATACAAGATGCCCATCGCTATCAGAATCAAACATAGCCACTCGTCTAAATACCTTACTATCGATAGCCGTACTGGCATTGCCGGATCGGGTGTACATATAGCCATCCGGCTGTGATATCCATATTTGACATGCTTCATTTCCACCATCAGCAGATAAATTAATTAACTGACCATATTGCCCAGGCTGATTCGTAAGAACGTTTTGTGTATAATAAATAATACACAAGCCCAATGCCGACCACCCCGCATTAGAAGTATCTGTCGGCACATAGTTTACCGCATAGGAATGGAACATGCCCCATAACGTTTGATTTGTAGGCCTCCCCCAAGTTCCATCTCCCATAAGTACTTTATTCTGATCACCCGCGCTGGGTTTGGGAACCGTTCCATGCGTTCCGTTCACAGCGGCTGTAGCTCCAGTAAAGTCCACAGCGGTTGCCGCTAAGCTTACATCGTCACTTCCATCTATGGACACATTCCCAGTGATATCTCCTGTCATGGACAGTTTTCTGCTCGTCTGCCATTTGCCGGATGTGGCAGAATTTCCAGACGTATCCTGCGTGCCGGCTTTATTGACACCCTGGTAAATCTACATCAGCAGAACCATCCACACTAACCCCGCCTATTTTCCGTGCTGTCTGCCATTTTGTGGCTGTTGCCGCATTGGTTGCATTAGGAACCGTCCCTGATACAGCGAAAGTCAATTTATCATTGGTGGCATCCGCTGTAATCGTAATGTTGGCACCTTGCGCAATCGTCAGCGTATCCTGCTCGCCATCTGCCTGAATCGTAATGCTGCCGACAGCCACATTGCTAAACGCATTTTGATTCACCTCCGCGCCTGTTGCCACGCCGTCCAGCTTGTTTTTATCGGCTTTGCTCATAAACCCGTCGGCATTTTGTGTGGCATCAGTATGGATATGCGTAGACGGTGAAAAATAAGAGGCGTCTTTCCCGTCTACCTGATCCGCATTTAAATTTGCATTAACATTTCCGTTACTGACAGGCAGTTGCCCGGACGCATTGCCAGGAACCAATCCCTGCAGCTTCAAGGCATTGACAATCTGATCCTCAATGATAGCCCGCAGCTGTTCCCGCGCCTCCGCAGGGAACGCGGATAAATACTCGTCGTCTGCCGGTTTTGTGCTGTCGTATGCCATATCATCACGCTCCTTTATTCAATAAAAAAACGCCCTACGGCGTTAGTATCCTTTAATACGGATATCCGCGGTACCGCCGACGTCCGTATTGGATGCATTTTTAATTTTAATTACGCAATCACTTAGGGTCTTACTGATCAATTCGGCATGCAGGTTTTCCCCGATCGCTGCCGGCACGACCGCTGGGACCGTGTAATAGGTATGCCCATACTGTACCGTCGTACCACCGGTGCCGATCGTTGCTGTTAAGGCAATATCGGTATCCGGTACATCAATCGATACGGTACATTGATTGACTTCCGGTGTCTTCGTGACATCTGTCGTTTCCAACAGCATACGGAACTGAATATACCGAAAAGTGCGCTGTATCGGCTTAAATCCTTCCCAGTCCAGCCATGTCGTCCCATCCTGCGAAGTCCGCACCTGCAGCGCCGCACTGCCGCCTTTTAAATTGACCGACGATGTAAACAAAGTTGTTACGTTACAAGTAATAATGGATGCAACGTCAATGACCGCGGACGTATAGATTCCAGACCCATAATACATATCAAGGTTATCCACCAACCGCAGCAGGCACGTCGTATCGTCTTCCACGGGAAGCACGGATAAAGATGCATCTGCAACCATTTTTTCCACCGAATGTGCCGTATTGCTAAACCGTATATTTTTAATCCATGCGCTATAATTATCTACTACGTTAATTGCACTGGGAGCAGAAAAGCCGTCTAATGCGGACCAATCACCTTGTTTGGATTGGCTATTTACTACTAAAGATCGTTTCCCAGCACTTGCAGACCAAGATACACTAATTTTAGTTAGAGCATTTGCAGGAACACCACTGGCTGTGTACATACCACTATTAGCAGATCCATAGTTAAAATTAACTGATCCATCGGAGCTAAAAAATATCAAAAATCTGCCCCACGTTCCATAGAAACCAAAATAATTATTCCATGAAGCAACTACTAATGGATTTACCGTAAATTCTAGCGTCCCTTCTTCCGCAGAAAACACGGATCCCGGAACAGTCAGGGATTCTACCGCACGACTGAAAGATGCCGGAACGGTACTTGTTGCAGATGATTTCTTTTCTACTTGATATCCTCCTACATAGTATGTGAAATTTTGATCGGTAGTATACCCGTATGGAAAAATATCAAAGATAGGATTTCCTGTATAATCTGCATTGAGGGTTAGCGTTGCGCTATATCTATGCCACCTACCATCTTTTATCAAGGGAACATCTACTCCCGTAGCTAGTATCCCTGTCAAATCTGATTTGTTCAGATGAGCAAATACAGTTTTTATTAAAGCTGTAGTGGGGACTTTAAGCCAAGCACTGAGCGTGATGTTATCTCCTTTTGTAAAAGTTGTCCCCAATGCAGGCATAGACCGTTCTATGCCACTCCACCAGTTATTCGCCGTTGTTCCATCTACGGAATCTCCAGTTATCTGCCAATAGCGTCCTGCGGCTGGCAAATTAGTTGTTATTTCAGTGATCCTAACCGTTGAAGACCCGTGACGAACACTCCCTGGCGTTTGTCCTCCATAATAATTGGTTGTTCCTTCTTCAATAAGCAGCCCGTTAGAGCCAAACCGTGGCACCCCTGCCGCAACCTGCGTGCCGTCCTCTTTGTACGCTACGGAATTTCTAGCAAATGTCCCTGTTGCTTCTTTCGCCAGCTTTAATACGCTGCTGCCGCCGACTTCACTGAATTTTGTCGTCGGATAATCGGACCACTTGCCGCCGATCGTCTGGAAATTGATCAGTGAAGCCCCAAATTCTGTATTGTCGTGCGTGCCACTGGCCAACGCAATTTCATCGAACGTTTGGATTACATTGCGGGGCGATAGGTTGCTAACGGTCAAAGAAACACTGGCCGCCGTTTTACTGTATTTCCCGCTGCTGTTGATTGCTTTGACAAAATAGTGATAAAAACGGGCCGTATCAATGGCCATGGTGTAGTCTGTATTCGCTACCCCGGTCGATACTAACGCCCCGCTGTCAAAGCTGTACCCTTCCCGTATTTCATAGCCTGTCACATCATTGTCCGGGCTTTTATCCCAGTATAGTTCCACCGTATCGCCATTCTGGTATGCCACCAAGCCCGTCACATTGGACGGCTCGACTTGCACCGTGCAGGCAATGGATACTTCGTCCGAGTAATACCCGGCAGCATTCATGGCTTTAATCATCACTTTAAAGGTGCCCGACGAGGTTATTGTATAGGTGGCATACAGTTCCCGTGTGAACGGCAGCGGTTCCCCGGCATCCCAGTTGTCGCCAATCTTTACCTGGTATCCGGATAAGTCGCCGTCCGTAACTTCGGCCCAATTGATATTTAAGATGGATCGGTTGTTGCTGTCCTGCGACGCCTGAATACTGGCAACAGGATTGGGGCGCAGGTCATAGATACCGCTAACGCTTGCGGCATACTGGCTTTCATTCCCAGCTATGGTGACAGCCTTGATCAACCAGGTGTGCTGCGCTTCGTCGTCAACCACCACATCATACAATGTGCCCGCAACCCGGGGGGAAACGATCACTGCCGAATCCCAATTGCTGCCTTCTTTGATAATATAATACGCCACATCCACTTCTGCCGGTGCGTCCCATGTCAGCGTGATCCGGGTCCGATCTGTGGCAGACTGTATGGCTTTGAAATTCGTGACGTCCAGGGGCTGGATGGATGCCGTAATGTCTGTACTGGCAATCGTACTGGTATAGCCTGCCACCGTAACTGCCTGTACCATATAATGCCAGGTTCCGTTGCCGGGCAGTGCTACCGTAAGCTTGATTTCTTTCGTTTTCGCCACCAACGTGCCCGCATCCCAGGACGTTCCGTACATCACCGCATAATAGGCAATATCGCCTCCCGCCGGTGCCGACCAGGACAGCGCCGCTTTGGATTTATCCTGCGTGGATTGTACCATAGCTAAGCTAGTAACCGCATCCGGTTCCAGCGTAACTTGTTCTACCAGCTGGGCCGCATTGGCACTGTAAAACCCTTCGGCATTAATGGCTTTAATCCAAAACGTGTAACTGCCAGAAGCCGGCAGTGTATACCGTGCCGTGGTCGCTTTTGTTTTGGTAACAAGGACTGTTCCCGTATCCCACGTATCGCCGACTCGTATTTCATAGTAAGACAGATCAACTTCTTTGTTCGCCGCCCAGTTAAATACGGCAATCGACCGATCCGCATCACTCTGCTGTACGGTAAATCCCGTCACATCAGCCGGTTCGCAGGTGATGGATGCCGTCACGGTCGCCTGGTTTGCGGATTCGTTGTCACTGTTATCCACGGCCACTACAGCAAACGTGTACTGTCCGGATTGATCGGCGGTGTATGTATAAGTCGTATCTGTCAGGATATTGCTATGCAGGATGCTATTGACATACACCCGGTATCCTTTCAGATCGATATCCGTATTAGCTTCCCAGGACAATTTTACCTGTGTGGTATTAGATGTGATTTTTGTTGCCGTAAGGCCGGTAACGTCATTAGGCGGTGCATCTTCTCCCACGTCCACCGTAACAGTAACGCCGCTCGACTGGGACACATTGGTGATCGTTTTAATTTTAAGATAATACACCGTATCGGGATCCGTATCAAAGTCACAGGCCATGGCACCCGTTTCCATTATCTGATTCCACTTTATATTGTCTGTTGACGCATAGACAACAAATTTACTGGAATACGTACCATCCGGCAGCTGCCACGTTGCATACAAATGCGCATGTTTGGTCCCGTCTGACGCCAGCCAATGTATCTGCTTTGCCGACACGTTGATGACGTTTTCCGCCTGATTCGGCTGTGCTGTCGAGTAGTTTGGCGTAGGGATATCATAGTTTTCACTGAATACATTTTTGTTGTATTCCAAGCATGTGATCGTACGTTTAAATTCTCCGTCATTACTCCGGGTAATTGTCTTTACCGTGAACAACTTGGAGCCGATCGTTGTTTTGGCAATATCGCATACATCACCAACTACTGGAGCGTCAGATGGAACAGACGACAGGGTCACTGTGACACCCGTATCATTAATCACCATATCCGATATAGGCACCAAATGAATACTATCGCTGGCCGAAGCCCGGTACTGGAACTGATAGGACGCCGTGCTGTCATAGTTATCAAACAGCGCGCCGACGGTCACTTGACTGCCATTGACTGCTGTAATTCTTCCGCTGCACGCCCATTCCGGCACATCGTGTGATACGGCGATTACATCACCTACATTGCAGGCAATGGCGTCAATCGCGGCATCAAAAACGCACGTACGGACCAGATACTTATTGCAATACAGTTGGAATTTACCATACCGATACGCCTGCTCATAGCTGGTAATGCCATCCATCGTTATGGACGTAGATTGGTTATAGGCATCTGCGTCGTCGTAGTCGTCTGCATACACGGTAACTGTATCTCGTTCGTAGTTTTTATCTTTATTGGTAAAGGTGACTTCTACTGCATTGGCCCGATCAGAGGTTTGCAAAAACTTTTCTTCAAAGGTGCCAGCAATGATATTTCCCATACCGAACATCTGCACCGGCGTATCGACAACAGCATCCCACACGCAGCCGAACTTAACGCCAAACATCAATACAATGCCATACCCGACAGCGGCTATGTTTTTATTGATGCTTTCCATCATCTTTTCTGCCGTATTGATTTCAATGTTAATTTTTAGATTTTTACTGTCACAGAACGCAGCCCACGCAGCAAAGCGGTCATAGAGGATCAAATCAGCGGGCACACCTGTCACAACAATTTCATTCTGATCTCCGTTGATATCAATGGCTCGATGCAGCATATCATATGCCGCCCATGCTGGATTGGTGGCATCCTTTGTTTCGTAGACCTGTGTATCCGGATTATATGCCAAAATGGTCGTACGCTTTTTTATAAATGTAATACTGGGAGAACCAGATAATTGGTTCGTTGCTAATCCTTTAATGCCTACCAATCCCATGCCCGGATAGGAAAAATCATCGTATACAATCCCAGACACACTGGTCCACCAAATTCGCGTCTGCGCCCGTGTGGAGCCTACAGATGCCCCGCGTCCGATTACCATAATCCGGACAGTATAGGCACCAGACGGTAATCCATCAATACGGAATTGCTTCCGGACAGCACTGGTTTGGGCTGCTGTGATTTTTCCGTTATATATGCCGCTACTGCTTGGTGTCGCAACTGTTCCTTTTTTCCACCATTTACTGGCCGTAGCTTCTCCCCCAGCATCAATGAACGTAACCCAATTAGAACTTCCTGTTATGCAGTATTGCGCTTTAATTTTAACCCATTCATCACCCAGGCTGCCGTTGTCATTGGCATAATATAAGCCATTCGTACATTCTACCTGTACAACGATTCCCTGATTGGCATTTCCCGTCAATTCATACGTTCGCCAATTTGTATCCAATAATTCTTGATTCAAAGATACGGTAGACACCGTATCATTAAAATTCTGAATGAGTGCCTGATTATACAGTCCACCCCGAATGTCGCAAGAGATGTGTTCATAATATCCGATTGGGTTTGCATTAATCTGCACATCACTGATATCCAGATAGCCTTCCCCAGCTGCTAGCAGCCAGAATAAATATTGATCATCGTCGTCAATCATGACAAATTTATTGAGCGTTTGGCCCCCAGTCTTGACCGTCCCATACGTGATTGGGATCGCATTGCCTTGTCCGCTGGTCGTCGTAATCCCATCCCAACTATAGGTGGGGTTCGATGTGCTGTTTTCCTTTGTAGTGCCAAATACCCTATTGATTAAGGTACCACCCAAATACATGACCGCTGCCGCCGTCAAATATCCTCCAATAGCGGCCCACCCTGTAGCAGCGCCTAATCCTCCTGCCACACCGGACATCCCCGCAACAGTGGTACCTAGCCCCATAGATGCAACACTTAATGCTACTGAGGCAACTATTAATAGTGGGTTCTTGTGTCCGCCCTTGCCGATATACGGCGATATGACAACAAAATCCCCATCTTGGAGAATATTGTCGCCAGTTACTTCATCGGAATTAACCGCTATAACCAGTTTATCCAGCGGAACATACTGCGTAAGATACGGGTCAATGTACCAGGATACCGGCTTTCCTTCTTGATATGCTATTTTGTGTATTTCACGCCCCTCATAGGGAGCGAATGGATTTTTAATACAAATGATGGTAATCATACGGCCGATCCTTTATACATAAAAAAACCAGCAATGGCATGTTTCCATGCGATGCTGTGAATGGATTCAATACAAACACCTGTTTTTTCTCTGATATGAATAAACTTTCCGTCTCCGATATATACACCGGTATGATTGACCAGCGGAGCCGGCACGCCGAATCGAATGGCAACAACACACGGGACGGGCAGCGGTGCAGATACGTGTTGCCACGTATCACTTTGCGTCTGCCCATGAATAATATGACTGACCTTGTCGCAGTCATCATAATCCGCAGTGAATTCCGGAAGTAACATACCGTGCCGCCGGTATACCTCCATCACCAGCCCGTAACAATCAAACCCCGTACGGATATCCCGTCCTCTGTTTTTAAAGGGCACGCCGATTAAATCGGCATACGTTACATCACACATAAATGCCTCCCTGGTCAATCCCCGGAAAACCGCCGAATCGCGCACTGTTTCCGCGAGCCCGGCAGCCTGCCAGCGTATGCGGGCAATCTGTCAGACTGGACGTGCACTGGCAGCGTTTATCTTTATATTCAAAGCGGCAGCCATTTTTTAAATACCGGTAAATGGGCCGTCTGGAATCCGGTGAATACGACGGGCCCACAGTCAGCGTGACAAAATTCTGATCCACATGACATTCCGATACTTCATATTTTTCTTCGATTTCCGGTATTGTGCTGTCTAAATTCTTGCTATTCACGACCCGCAGGATCACCAGCCCGCCGTTAGCTCCATTGGATTGCTCCACATAATATGTCAGTGCCCGCCCCGTATTATCCAGCTTGATGTCAAACGATGGATAGCTTCCTGTGGAATCTTCCTCGCATTCCGCAATCTCCATAGGGAAAGCAAGCCATTGCTGGCCATTCCAGGTAATATCTTCCGTGTTATAACACACGCGTATGGGATCTACGCCGTCAATCGGAACTTGTAGTTCCAATAAAATTAACATCACGGAATCCGTATTCATTTTATTTTTTTCTGCTTTTGTAATAGACGACAAGGATAGCATCGTTACACCTCCGTCAGGGTGATACTGCCACTCACTTGATTTACTTCTTTCGTGGTAAATTCTTCCTTGGATATATACCGCGCGGTATACGTTACCTCATCTAAGGGAGACGTAAATTGAAACGTGAGCGCTGCAAAATATACGGTATTCTGTAAAAAGTTCATCAGTGTATTGTATTGTGCCGTCGGCATGGCATTCCATACCAGCTTCCATGTTTTTCGGCTTTTAGTAAATTTACGCCGTCCAATGCCCGAACCGTCTTCCATTTTCGAGACGATAGAGGTGTCCTCCACATCTACTGTTGTTCCAAAAGACGGCTGCATAAGGCTATCGGGAAATGTAATTGTATCCGCCAAGTTACACCATTCCTTTCAACATGGTACGTACGCCATACCGATTGTTTTTTACAATATCAATCACGGCAGAAGCCACCAGTTTCGTTCCATTGAACGAAACGGAAGGGTTTGACACCTGCAAATTTTGTCCAGATTTATTGACCAAAGTCATGTTCACAGAATGTGCCCCACTGGACGCTCCTGTGCCCTGCCCATTTGCCACTTTGCCTAGAATATCAGACGTTTCCCGTGCGTTGTATACATACCCGGGTGTCTTGTTGTAAATTAATTCGGCACCGTTTTCTCCTACTAGGGCATAGCCACTGGGAACGGTACCACCGGAAGCAAAACTTCCAACCATCGATAACCCTGAACTCCACCCGGTATCTAATCCTAAAGACGTTCCACCTACATTTCCCGAAATTCCCATGGAAGATAATACACTGCCAAAATTGAAACCGGTACCACTACCCATGGCCTTCATCACAGAGTTCATAATCAGCCCCTGCATGATAATTTTCATGGTTGTATTTAGAATTTCATTCCCGATTGATATATACAGGTTTTTCATCCTGTCTCCAAAGGATTTATTTTCCGTCAGCAAATTAGAAAACGCACCTTCCATACTACCCGTGATATTGTTCCAGCCTTCCGTCATAGCAGAGCCGACATCCTGCGAATAACTCCGCATTTCCTGTTGTAATGATGCCAGCCCACCGCTCCACGAGGTTTTCGCCATCAGGATATCCAGGCTCTTCTGATTTTCATACAGCGACTGTTCCAGCTTCATTTTTTCTTCTGTCGTCAGCTGCATCTCGGCTAATTCCTGTTTTTGCGTACTGATAAAATTCTGCAGGGCCGCTTGCTGCCGGTCATCTATATCCCGCTGGTAAGAACGTTGTAGATACCCCAAACTAACCAGATGCTGTTTTTGTTCCTCGTATTCTGTACTGCGATTATCACGGAGTTTAGTATTCGTTTCATCTACTGATTTTAGATTTAACGCATTTAAATAGGCCCGTGACGCTTGCTCATCGCCACTGGCATTGTAATAGTCTTTCCATTTATCATTATTCGCATTGATTTCAGCCTGTCCCTGTGTCTGTATTGCCGCTTCTCGGCCGTCTGGCGCATCCGTCAGTTCCAGATTATTCATCATAACACTGGTTTCTTCTTGCTGCTTACGGTATCGGATCGCCCAATCCTGATATGCTTTTTGATCCGCCAATGTTTTTATTCTATTATTTTTATCCAACCCTTCCTGTGTACCAGGAGGTGCATACCGGGTAAAAGACGTTGGCGCTAAATTTATCGCATCATCGGCTCCCAAGGAATTGTAATTTCCTTGTACTTTCTCCAAATAACCAGCTCCACCGCCATTATAGGCATTTACCCCGGCCCATACATCTCCGCCCTGTTCGGCTATTTTATGGCTTAAAATATAAATGCCTGCCAATGCGTTCTGTTCCATATCATCACGCCATTGTGGGTATATATCATTAATCCCGTAGTCGCTTGCGGATTGTTCGGTAACTTGCATCATACCGCCGTTAGGAGCCATATTAATGCCGCTTAAGGTATCACCACCGGATTCCCTCATAGCAATAGCAAGGATAAGCCCTATATCGGAACTGGTTTCCTGCGCCGCATGTACCAATGCCTGTACTTCCGGGCTTTGTCCCTGCAACATGGCCGTATCCTGCGAAATAGAAGGTTGTACCGGAGCACTGCTGTTGTCATAGTTTGGAAACAGTTGAGATACCGACACATAGCCAACAGGCTGTCCAAAATCATCGGTTACACTGTCCTTTTCCACGACCCCCGTTGAGCTATTGGCGCCTACATATCCGCCGCGGCCGTTGCTCATGACAATATGGCCCCCGTCGAGTACTACCACACCGTCTCCGACTTGCGGGACATACCCATCTCCTGCCGGATGCCATGCGCCATTACTTTTAGCGTAGTCTTCGATGTTGTCTACTGTACGTCCAATGGTCACACCTGTCGCTTGGGCTACGCCATCAACAAACAACTTCCCGCAATCCGTTGCGGAAATACCATCGCCGCCCAATAAATAAGGCATACCGTCCTTGGATGCCGCAAGGGAATAGAGCTGTGCACCCAGACCGCCGCCCATTGTCGTATGCGAGGCCGTGGAGAAGCTGAGTGTTTTAAGATTTACCGCCGCACCATGTATCTGTTTAGCAAGATCCATCCAGTCTTTTTTGTTCTTAGCTAAGTCGATATCCAGCTGAGTCCCGTTGTATTGTAATAACTGCTCATCTTCAGACGCTAAAATACCAGCTATTTTTTCATTGGCCTGCTGGATTTTTTGTGCATTTTGTTTGATCGTTTCGGCGTATTGGTGATTGGCTTCCGCAATTTGCTGTGCCTGATGCGCCGCTTCCTTCGCCGCCTTTTCGGCAGCTTTTTCCGCGGTCGTTTTTTTACCGGAGCCTTCGCTATCATATTTCCCAGTAACCTGTTGCATCATATCTTCTATCTCTTGTTGCGTTTTTTGATATTGCGGGTCATTCGCTAAATTTTTTTGAATTTCCAGCCATTTTTCTTGTTGCTGCTTTTGTTCATCTGCCGCTTTCTGTATTTCTTCCTGATGTTTCTGCTCTTCATACGCCAATTCTTGGTCTAAAATGCTTTGTTTTACGTCGTCACCGGGAATATCTGTAGGACCTGCGGCCCCCATGCCACTAGCTCCCGGATTCCAGGTTGCATATCCATTACCGTGCCCATCCCCAAATATACTTCCGTTAGGATCCATAGCTGGTGCAACTTGTCCATCTTGCGTGTACGTATAATATTTACCATCAATGCCTTGAAAAGTATGATTTTTGTTATAATCTTTTAGGCGACTCATATACTTATCCAGCTCTACCGCCGCCAAAGTTGTTGCAATAGCAACACCAATCCAACCGCCTGATAAGGCAAATATGGCTGTCCCTAATTTACCCACTGCGGTTTTCGCTACATTCCCAGCAGTCACCATTTTATTGCCCATGGTTTCCGCTTGTATGCCGGCGCCAATGGTAGCCCCCGTCGTAGTATTGGTCACCGCCGCCAGTTCGGCCTGCGCCAGTTTCCCTGCAGTAGCACCTTCTGCCACTTTGGCACCATCTACAATGGACGCTGCCCCTTGTGCATCCAGTGCCAGCGTTGATGCCAATATACTGTCAGCTAATTCAAATTGCCCCATTTTAGCAGCAGTTGTGGCCTGTACCATTCGTTCTGCCATGAGTTCAGCTGCCGCACCTTCTTCTTTTAAAGATAAGGTGTTCGCAATAATCCCTGCCGCCACCGTTTCTTCTCCGGCAATTAATTGTGCATTTGCTTGCGTAAATGCCAATTGTACGCGTTCTACCGCTGCCACTTTTTCAGCTTCTGCCGCTACGGTCGCTCGAATAGCCGCCGCTAATTGAGTTTCACCCATCGCCTGCGCTACCACCGCCGTTTCTGCGGTAACGCCGGTTCCCACCAATTTGGCTTGCATGGCTTGCTGTGCCGCGGTGATAGTTGCTTGTCGTTCAGCTAGGGCGGCCTTTTCTGCAGCAACAGCTTGTTCTTCTAGTTGGGTGCGTGTCTGAATAACCGCCCGCCCCAGGAATGTTTGCGCTTCTGCCGCTCCATGAATCGCATTTTGGTAATCTACCACGTAGGTATTTAATTTACGAGCCACCCATGTGCCGATCAGCACTTCACCCATCGTTGCCGCATGCTGGGATACAAAATCTATTCCTACGCCTAATCCAGTTAGAGCTGGGATTGCAATTCCCTTGATGTCATTGGCAAATTCTTTCACTTGACCGCCAAAATTCATGACAACTTGACCAGCAGCTTGAACCTTTTCAATCATATCCGGATTCACAAATTCTACTTCATGGGTGCTGTTATTAATCCTCACAAACTGGTTGGCGATCACCGCCATTTCATCTGTTGCCGCTTTAAATGTACTATCTAATCCCACGCCTCCGACACGCGCAATGGATTCTTTCAGGTGATTCCAACGCCCCTCTAATAATTCTAAATAATTCTTATTGCCTTCCATTTCACCTTGGAGACGTTTGGTTAAAAAATCAAATAAACCACCTGCTGATTGCTTTGCCTGAGCAATGTCATCACTTGTCAAGCCAAGCACCTGTCCTAATTTAGTGCGCTGTACGTTTGTTCCACTGATAAGATCTTGTACATCGCGTGCCAATAAATTTCCACTAAGATTTTGCGATTTCCCTGCAGTTGTTAACGTAGCAGCCAGCTTCAGTGTTTGCTCCAAATTCATGCCTGCACTCAACGAATTAGGAACCATAGCACGAAAAACATCAGAAATTTCCTTGGTACTAGCTCCTGTCACTAATGCCTGATCACTTAATTCCTGCATCAATTTTTTAGACACCATCAGCGACTGATTCCATGTCAAATCCTGCCCGTTTAGCTGCCCCATAGACATTAATGACCCTGCCAATGAGACGCTCCCGGTCTGCATGGTAGTATAAAACTCAAGGGCTTCACCGACGGTGGCATGCAAAGCTTCTCCTAATCCCTGTACACCAGCAATGGCCATCGCATACCCGCCCGCACTCGCCAATACGGAATCAAAGGACAAGGCACTGGATTGCGCATCTCTAAAACTGGTGTTTAAGGAACCGACACCCGTTCCTAATCCCTGGACGCCCCGGGACGTTTTTTCAGCGGATTGTAATACGGATTGAAAGGCGCCGGTTGCCTGATCTTTTCCGATAATATTAATTTGCACATCATTTGCTGCCATAACGCTCACTTCCTTTTCATTTTCTCACGAATCCGCTGAATCGTATCCCATTCCAACGCCTGCAATTTATATAGGTCACTGGGCGTAATTTCAACATCCATCATCTCTGCTATCCGGTATACGCCAGGATAATCTAATCCCGTCAGCAGCGGTTCCATCCCGCCACTCCAATTCCATTGCGTTTGGCAGTGCAGCCACAGGTGATATACCCGGCGATTCACAGGCATCAACTGTGGCGGTCGGGCTTCACAGGTACTACAATCTGTGTTCAGATGCTCGTCCCGACACATTTCACAATAGGCAGACCATTCCGACACCCACTGCCAAACCTTAATTAGTTTTTTTCAGCTAACTCATCCTGATAGGTAGAGGCAAACGTCATCCGTGCAAAAACAAGGCATACATTATTAGGGAGATTGGAAAAATCGTGCTCTTTATACACCGTATCTAAAATCCAATCGTAGCAATCTTCCTGTACCGCAAAGGGATTTCGTTTATCTGTGATCGGAAGCTTCAGATAATTCAAATTCGCTTTATCCAATGCCTTCCGCTGTTTGCGGGTAATCATACGGATTTTGGGCAATGTACCGTCCGCAATCAACGTTTCCACATATTCCTGCTGCTTGGCATATACTTCCTGCGCTTTTTCTTCTTTTGTCAATTCATTTGCCATAGTTCTCTCATTCCTCCTGTCATTACGCCGCATACGACGAAACATCATTAATTAAGGTAACGACGATCGCCGAATTATCACTGTTATTGGCATAATAGCCGTTATAACTTAATGTGGCCATCACACCTTTGGGCCCATCCACGGTGGGTGTCGCTCGTTCCAGCAATACTTCCGGTATTTTAAAGTTCAAACTATACGGGCCTTTGGAAAATACCATTTCCAACGATGTTTCCGTACCATTAATCGCTTTATCCAGTAACGTCGTATCCGTGAACAATATTTCGACGGATCCGGATACTTTGGCAATCCCCTCATTAATACTAGGTCGTGTAGCTCCACCGTTCAGGCAATACGTATCTCCATCTAGCCCATTGTCTACATCCAACTGCATTTTCCGGCAGGTAGCTAGTGTCTTCCCGCCTTCCTTAACGGTGGCATCGATATTATTAAACCGCAAAATATCCAGTGTCGTCGGAGACGCGGTCATCGGCGCTGTTTGTTCGATTTCATTGGCAGCCATCATATCCATGGTATAGGTCTGTTCATTGTTCCCTACCTGACCGGTAACAGAAAACTTATTCACTTTAGACCCAACATACCGGAAATATTTACCAATATCTGTAAAACCTTTTTCAATGGTCATAGACGGTACGGTATCGCCGACTTTAAATACATGCTGATACAACGCCGCCCCTGCCGTGATAACGCCAGCGGTCATATTCATCATCCCGCTAATATCTGCCCCGGATCCTGCCGCAGTTAGGACACTCACTGCCGAAGATGCCCCTGTAGTGCCAGATGTTATTGTAAATTTATTTGTTCCTGCATCAAACGTTACTGTCGCGCCAGTAAATCCAGTCGTCGTCCCTGCCGCACGTAGTGCCGTCTGAATCAGTGATGCCACATTGGACATGGTAGTTGCGGATGCAAACGTAATTCCGGTAACAGATTTTGCTGTACCATCGATAGACACCGAAAAAGAGCCCGTGGTGATCGCCTTCCATGTTGCAATATCCGTGCCGACCGCAGAACTCGATACAATATTGCCAGCTGCACTAAGAGACGTTGTTGTGGGTGCCCCAAATACGGCCTTTAACACATTACCAATATTGCGGACATCCAGCGGTGATTCAATCTGCCCCGACACGTCGATTTGTCCCAGAGCCGGTGCCGTAGCGTCCCTGCGGCCCGTAATCGTGTTGGATTCAATTAAATTTTGTTTACTTGTTAAGGCATTTTTATTAATCGGATGGCGATACGTCGTCCCTGTTGAGGGCTGTACACCATAGGTCGATTCAAACATCAGGTTTGTAATCGTTTTAATGCCTTTTGCTTGCATTGCCATATGTTACCTCCTAATATGTTATTTCTTCACCCATAGACGGCGTGATATTCGTCGTCGCTACCAGTACGCCGTTCCACTGTGGGAAAATAGCTTCTGAGGGTGAAATATCAAAATCTATATGAGATATAGGCCAGCCCTTGGATTCCGCACAGGCTTGCAGTTCTTCATAGATCAGCTGCCCGAAGGCATTGCACTCCCGCATACCCAGCATGTCTGTCAAAGACGCATTGGGATACGAATCGAACGGGACAATGTTACCATCGGCAGCAACCTTATCATTGGATATAACCCACGCAACCCCCAATATATATGAAAACGTCCCCTCGTCGATTCCTTCTACTTTATGTCCCGGCATAATCAAAATAAACGGGCAGTTGTCTTCGTCTGGAAGTTGACGCGGTGTAGTTCCCATTAAAAACATGGGCGATTTACCATATTTCTCCTGACAAAAATTTTGAATAACCGTCGATCCCTGAAGAGCCTGCATCCAGGCATCGGCAATCTTATATAACGATAGTGTCATTTCCATTTGGTTTACCTGTATACCTTATATGTACGCCCGCTACTGGCGGCAGAGCGCTGCGTATTCCCCATAATGTAAGACAATAATTTATCCTGCATGGCCTGCGCCGCCACGGCAGAAACATCTGGTAGCACAGGCGGGAACGTCGGACGGGATGCCGTGTGTAACTGGTTCTTATCAGCTGATAATTTAATACCTGCCGCCGCAAAAGCGCGCCGTAACTTATCCGTTACCTCTGTCGAAAAACCTTCCTGTTGTTTGCTTCCAAGATACACGGCTGAATGGCTAAGCCACCCCACCGTTACGCTTCCTTGATTGGCACGGCTGCTGTCGTACCCAACGGCTCGCTGCAGGCGACCCATAGGGGAATACCGAGTTTTCCCCGTATTCCCAAGGGCGAGATCCAGGGCTCTGCGCATCTTATCCGGCATCATTGGGGCATAGGCTTGTCCACCCGGCGCCCCCGATTTTATGCCCGATTTAATAACCTTTTGTGACTTCCACGCCGCCGACTTGAGCGCGCTGGCAATCCATTTGGGATTGTTTGCAACCAGCTGCTTTAAATAGGGCGTCGCCATATCATCGTATGTGATTTGTAATTGCATTACTGCAGCCTCCTCACCGATACGCCGGACAATCCGGACGTAAACCGAACGTCATAAATGCCGTTCATGTACGCTTCTATCGCCACAAACGTATACTTGATATCGTGATACAGGACGATATCCCCGGCATGGGGTTTAGGTACATCCGCTTCCCGTATCGTGAACGTAGCATCCCCATAGCTTTTGTCGACCTCTTTTGGATTCCTTTTGGTGCCTGTAGCAGTACCGACATCAGCCAACACGGAAATGATTTTCTCAACTCCTTTGGAGATATAGGTCGCTTCTTCTGAAAATTCGTCTGCATTAAACAGCAGCTCGTCCATTTCCGTACCTATGTCATCCTGCAGGCTCATTTTCGGGGACCCCGTTTGGCAACTCGCACCGGTTCCACCGGAGGAAGCTGCAGTCCTTCATCCTCCGCACCGGACTCCTGCTCTTCCTGCGGCGTTTCTGCTACAGACTGCAATAGCCGCAGTTCCCCGTGACTGGCGGCGACCAATTTCTTCGCTTCGGCAGCGTCTACGTCCGGAATGATATCGCCTGCCTGGTATTGTTTGCCATTATGCCGGACACAAAATCGTTCTACTAAAATTTGCACGGTATATGCCTCCCTTAAAATGCTTTAATCGTGTACCAATCGTCAATAAATTCCGGTTTCGGTACGCATTTACTGGCCACCCGGATTTTCAGTGAGTCAGCTCCTGTGTCCTTCCAGATTTTTGGCACTGTTTTACCTTCGTACGTACGAAATTCACCGTCATCTTCCAGCTGAGTGATAGATCCGAAGAGCTGTGAGCCCCGCCCGGAGTTGGCCACAATAAAATAACCATCCGGCAAATATTGTTGCAGCGTTCCAGAACCATTGTCATATACACCATCATAGGCGTAAATGTCCAGATTTAATTCAGACAAATACCCGTACCGAATCACACCCGGAGAGGTGATTTTTGGCTGGAACTGCATCAACGCCACATTATCCCGACTGGGAATCATGAGGATATCCATCATCTTCTTGTTTTTCAGCAAATACTGGCACGTTTTCCAGCTTCCAATGGCAATGTTCGGTACGCGGCCGCTATTGCGAGAAACCGTCTGCGCCACGGTCTTGATTTGATCGTAAATATCTGCCGTATACGCTCCATTACTGTCTACAGTATCCCATTTGTCATTGCCAGACATAGTAGATTTCTGCGTCCAATCAGCATAAGTTACGGTATCCTGAATCTTGTTTTTCCCATCTTCTGCATACCCGGAAACCTCAAATTCTCCATAAATCATGAGCTGGGCGCACATCCATTCAATCGTACGGGTCGTCATGTCCTGCAGTTCTGCCATATCCTGTGCCCGCAGTGCCAAGGCCCGCTGTTCTGGTGTCTGTGTGGAAAACATAGCTTCCCCAAATCCCCGTTTGTCAATATGTTGTACCGTAATCAACCGAGATGGCGCCATCATGGGCGGTTCGTATTCTTTGGTGTTAAAGCCATTCCGGTCTACATTGACACTGCCGGAGCCATTTGACACAAACGGTGCTAACACCCGCGACCCTTTGCGGTAATCCATCAATACGCTTTTTGTGGGAAAGGTCACGGTATTGGGAAAGAAGGTATCTCGGAATAAGGTCTGCGGCGGATAGGATTGTTCCAATGCCTGCAGCAGCAAATAGGTGTTATTTAAGTCTAAAGCCATCGTAAGTCACTCTCCTTATTGAATAGATGTCAAATAGATGTTGAGATTGCGCAAGGCATCTTCATGAGTAGCCGCGGTATCGGTACCGCCAAAAGTAAGTGCTTCCCGGTTGAAGGTGCCTGCTACATAAACCGGCGCTACCACGTCGGCACTGGTGGCATCGACGTCTTCCGCTAAGATACAATTGCCGGTCTGACTGCCATCTGTCTTGGTACTGTCTGTCAATGTAAGCTTGCCTGATGCTGTGATTTTCCCTAGCACACTGCCGCGAGATAGTTTCCCGGCGCCACTTACAATGGTTGCGTTGTGCAGGATCGCGGCCGGTTCGGTACCGCCGATCAAGTTATCATACGTAAACGTGTTGATTGCATTGACTAATTCTGCCATTATTGAGCCCTCCCATTCTTTCGATTAATGACTGCCGCCATCATCTGGACAGCCTGCGCGTTTTCATTCTGCTCGGTCTGCTGGGAACCACCGGTCGCTGCTACGCCTGCCGCACCGGATGACATATTGTCTTTGATCATTTGCGCCATCGTCTGCGCACCCGTATTGGCCGGTGGCACTGTTTCTTCTTTTTTCGGCGTATTCGCTTGAATCGTATCCACCACAAATTGGATACTTTCTGCTGTACCACCCTGCGCGATAGCATTTTCTACAATCGTATGAATGGCCCCATTTTCCGGATCATCCATCGCCTGTAATGCCGCAATTCGCTTCCGTTCGTTGGTAACGGCATCCTGCACCATGGTATGTACGAATTCCGGATACTGAGCTTGTAACTCTTCTGCATTTTTAATGACTTCCATGTTGGTATCCTCCTGTTTCTGTGTCTGACTTGTTTGGTTTTGCATAATAGTAAAAAACTCTTTCATCGACGTACGGGCCGCATTGTATATAGGCATACGGCTAAAATTAAGTACCGTTTCTGGTGTGGGATCTTGTCCCATAAATAAAACAGCCGTAGCAAAGTGATTTTCTACCGCTGTTTTCGCGTCCATATAGGTTTCGTTGTCCATAAAATCGGATAACGCTTTCATATCCAGTCCCGTCCCCAACTGATACGCATTTAAGATGCCTGCTTTTACCGTGTCCAGCACATCCGCATATTTTCTAAAATCGCTAGCATAACCGGCATCTATTCCCATTAACGGATTATGTACCATAAAAATGGCCCCTGGCGATATATTGCGTTCATCTCCTGCCATAAAGGGCACTGTCGCCGCGCTCATGGCTTTTCCATCAATATTGGTAACAACCTTCGCACCCGTACTTTTGTGTTTCATTAGCGCATTATATATGCCTGTCGCCGCAAATACACTGCCACCGTAACTGTCAATCCAGACAGATATATCTTGCCCGGCATAGCCTTCCAGCTGTGTCCGGAATGCATTTGGTGACGCACACGCCATTCCTAACCATTCATAAATCCACGTGTCGTCATCATCGATAATATCACCATCCAGCCGTAATTCGATGGGTTCATCTTTGTTTTTTTCCTGGAAATTCCAGAATTTTTTCATGTCGTATCCCCCTTTGTTTTCGTTCCATCTCCATCATTGGGATCGCTGTTCTGAGCCGATTCTCCCTGCTGTACGCTGGGATACACGGGCAGGTCTTCCTGTTCCAGCTTCGCCTTTTCAATGGCCAATCGTTCCACGTTTTCATCCCAGCTGGTTCCGGTCATTTCCATAGATTCTTTTTCCCGGGTACTAAACCCGTACAGCACCCGGGCACTAGCAGCCTGCGCTTCTTTTACCGGATCCAATACGCCCATCACCGGGCCATACCATTCGGTATTGCACCATGCTTTATGCAGCAGTGGATCGTCAAAAAAGCCTGGGGCGTCAATCCGTCCCAGGAATACGGCTTCTGCCATCCATGCCTCATAGGTCGGCTGACAAAAATCACGGGCGAACCATTCCCTTCGCATTTTAAACTCAGACCAAGCCTGCAACAGTGCTGCCCGGCTGGCCGTATATGATGAGTTGAATGATTTGATTAACACTTCATATGGCTGTCCAATGGCGGCCCCGATTTGCTTAATCAATTCCCTGGTAAAGGGTTCGAACGTTGATAAACTGCGCTGTGAATCGACCGTTTTGACATCATATCCCATGGGCAGCGTATTCATCGTACCCGGCCCCAATTCCATTGAATTCGGGTCCAAGGGTTGCCGCGGTATTCCATTTAATTGCTGGACCACCGCTTCCACCGGCTCCACGCCATCGGCATGGGGCATGGATTCAGTAAAAAATAACGTAAAAAATGCCTTAATAATGGCCGCCGTCAATTCTGCATTGCTATACCGGCTTACCTGCTTAATCACTTCGATCACCGGTGCCAAATACGGGACGCCCCGGTATTGTTCCGGCCGTTCATCGTGGCTGATCTGCAAGATGTTAGGCAGCCCGGTTACTCCGCCGAATGCCTCTACCCGGGCCCAATCGGGATTCTGGGATAAATTCGTAGGATCATAGGGATAACGGTTGCAAATATGATAGGCTACCACACCACCATCACTGTCAATTTCCACGCCATTAACAATGCGATTGCCATTGTCCGGATTTTGAACCACCACGGTCCAGGGCACGACAGCTCCAATCAAGGCCTGCACGCCAGGGTTGCAGACGCGCGTTCCTTCAATCAACTGCAGGCGCAGCAGATACGGCATATTGGGTCGAGGCGGTTGATACCGGAGCACAGCAAAGGCGTCGCCATCTACCAAATAATCAATATAGGCCATATCCTGCATATCATAGAAATTGTTTTTGCGATAGATATCGCACAGTTTAGATGATGCCCATAGGTCAAATTCTTCCTGTGTCCGTTTGGCCCATTTGGCCGCTTCTGCAGAGGATATTCCCAACAAACCGTATTTGGGACGTGGGCTTACACGCAGTCCGGAACCAATCACATTGGTGCGGGACGTACGAATGGCACCCGTAGCCACCGGCGTCCCCATATATAACTCGGCCGAGCGCGCCCGCAAGGTAGACAGGTTGACGTCAATATCTGATTGCGGACTGCTGCGGATTGGATTCCATGCTGCCAGGCTGCCTTTCCGGTGACTGGCACCCGTCTCTGAATATCCGGTATTGGTAATACGGCGCTGAATAGCAGGACTACTTGTCGGCATACGGGCTTTATTTTTTGTTTTGATCTTGCGATTGTTTCTTTTCATTTACTCATCCCTTAGCACAATCCGCTTCGCCCGGCCCCGGCTGCCGCTTCCCGTCCCGGCCAATAATTGATTGATGCCGGCACTAATATCTGTAAGATTCGCACGCCTATTTTTAAAATCTTTTTTTTGCCACTCCTGGCTTTCCAGTGCTTTTTGTTCAGCATCTACATAATGCTGTAAGCGCTGTTGCTGAATGCTTTCGTCTGCCATTTATACGGACACCCCTTTCTTAAAACAGCCATACGTCGGCGGTGATGGTTTTTCTGCAACGTATACAGATTCTTTTAAATCATGTTCCCATTTATCCCATTCGCGAGTCGTACTACGCATACAGGCGAAATTGTATACTTGTAAATCCAGCGGTTCATTACGATGATCGGCTGCAATATTAACCCATTTTTGAACCAGCTTACCCTTTTCCATTTTGGTTACCAGTCGTTCCGACAGCAGCCCCTTATAATATATCCGGTCATACCCACATCCTTCCTGATCTGGGAAATGCATATACTTAGGCCCGGGTTCCGTGATATCTATCAATCGTTGATAGATATACTGTTTACCGTCATTGACTCCCAGCAGAATTACCGTTAAATCGGGATATCCTTTCGCCTTTACCAATCGCTCTACGACGGGAACACCCCAGGAATGAGATCCTTGAATGGCAAATCGCCCTTTAATAGCATTCGCCTGACAATATTTATATACGGCATCGGAGTAATGGCCGCCATGATCGATAAACGTACGGGATATTTTTTGCCCCATACCATTTTTAAAAAAGTACACATGATCCAATATTTCATCCAACTGGTCCCATGTGCTGTCTTGATCTGGTACACCGAGAATCGTTCCTTTCTGAATTCCCCATCGTTCCTCTCCTTTCCCCCATCCGGCAACTTCATATTCCAGTCGGTTATCCTGCGTATCGACAGCCGCCGTCAGCAGCAACACTCCATCCGGAACTTCCGCATCATAAAGCTCTCTGCGGGCCAGCAACGCATCCACATCTTTTACATTGCTGGCTGGGTTATATATGTCAGCCAGGCGGGTGTTAACAAACGTTTTCAGCGTTTCTTCATCTTCTTTGGCCGTCAGGTATTCGGCAATGATCTGTTTCCAGGTCAACCAGGTGCTGGCAAAAGCATTGACATGAAAGGACCGGGTGTCTTGCACATGGGGATTCTTGGCGATATACTGCTGCGGGGCATTGCGCATCTCCTGTTCTGAAAACGCGAACCCGCAGTCCGGGCATCGCCACACCACATCTTTGACCTGATAGGATGTAGCCCCGTTAACGTCAAAGGTGTCCGCTTCCCATTCCATATGATCCAGACTCACCCAGTGCCATTCCCCGCAGTTCGGGCACTGATACATCCATTCTTCCTGCGTCCCTAACTGATATTCCCGGTAAATTCGACTGGTAACGTCTGTCGGCGTAGAAAACAGGCCAATAATATGATTCCAGAAGTTAGAGGTTCGTTTAATTCCCAGATCGACTGGATCTCCTTCAGAACCGGCTGATTTTTCAAACCGGTCTACTTCATCAAATAACAGCACCCGGATAGACCGTTTAGCCAATCCGGACGGCGCATTGGATCCTACCAGGGCCAAATAGCCGCCGGGAAAGAGTTTCTTAAGAATGGTGTTATCACTGTTCCGTGATTTTTGTTCATGAATCAGGCGATCCAATACAGGTGTTTTACTGATTGTCGGCGACAATCGTTCTTTGGACCAGTCCTGGGCATCGCCCAGCGTTGGTTGTACCAGCAGCATAGGACAGGGATCCAAATGAATAAACCGGCCGATCACATTAAACATGATTTCCGATTTTCCCAACTGGGCGGCACACATCATCACTACCTTATGAATGCCCTTTTGGGTAAACGCCCGCATCGGTTCTTTTTGATACGGGACCGCATCCGAATTCCACTTCCCCGGATGGGCGCCGTATTCATCCGGAATGTACCGATAGGTTTCTGCCCATTCTGATACGGCCATATCCGGTGGCGGCGCAACCATGTTAAGCAGCCGCGTCAAGAGCTGGATTGTCTTATCCGGTATATTGTTGTCTATATCAGGGCTCCTCTTCCTCATCGTCATTTACTTCACCTAATTTATTTGCATCAAATCGAGATAATTCTGTAAGACACCGTATCCCCTCTTGTGTCAGCAGTTCTTTGATATCTTCTGCCGTCTTGCCTGCTAAGATAGGTGCCATTTTTGAAGGAATGGCCAGTACATTTTTCTTGAAAACAGTAATCAGGCCGCCCACCGTGAGTTCAATGTCTGCGGTACAGTGCATATCGCCCCGTTTTTCTGCCAGTTCCAGTTCGGCTAACTCCCTATTCGCTTTTTCATGAAGTGCTTTTTCTCTCGCAAACGAAACATCTGCATTTTCTGTGTTTTCAGTTTGTGACTTGTAGAAATTATGTAAACTTTTTACGACAAATACGCTCCCATTTTCATCACGAATTAGGGTTTCATTTTTCACCAACTGACTTACGCGCTGTTGCGTAATACCTAGAATTTTAGCCATTTCAGTTTGTGTTGTTGTCAATGAATTTAAGTTCTTTGTTATCCGCATGCTTTTCCTCCAAAACTACAAACAAGGGTTAAAAAAAAATTACACCTAAAAAAGCCGCGCGGGGCAGCCGACCCCTGCACGATCACGCCCCCACCAGAAGTACCTTTTACCCTAAAAACGGCGCTATAATTCCCCACTTTTTACAAAATAAGTGTATTTATTTCAAAATTCTATTCCGCTTTGTATATTTTACCGGCTCATGGTTAATATCTGTCTCATGCGTATATTTCTGCCGCTGTGATTGCCGCAGCTCAAAGCAGACGCACCGCTCCCGCTCAACCGTGAGATGCATATTGACGCAGTGCCCGCGCTGATTATATTTACATTTTGGATTATCGCATTGAATCATTGTCTTCACCTGATTTATGGTAACAAAAAAGGACATCGGAAATATCCGGTGTCCTTTGTGCCTAATTTCATATCATATAGTATATCAGTCAAGGGGTGGGGATGGTAGGGGATTTCCGAACGACTTTGTAAAACTTATCAGAAAATTTTCTAGTAAATGCTTCCAGTGCCATAGCATGTAGTGTTTGTCTAACATGATCCTCTGTTTTGTTTAAGTCTAGTGCTAATTCCCGCCATGTTTTCATATTAATATATCGCCCCAATAACAATGTACGCTGCTTTGAATCGTCAATGCTATTGATCTGATCTATAATTGTATGCTCAAATTTTCTAAATTGTGAAACAATTTCCTCCTGTTCTTGGAGCTGCGCCTTAAACTTTACTAAATCTTCTGCACTCCAATAACTTTGTGTACTCGATTTTCCAATGGTTGGCGTCAAATTGGCGGTAATACTTGTTGATGGCCCATTGAAAATTTCTCTCCTCATACGGCGGATCAGTGCTGCCCTTTGGTGTATCTCCGCCGGCATGTCTTGATACTGCCATAGGTACTCTTGTGCTGTCATTTTACCTCCTCATCCTTTGGCTCCCAGACGCTGGGCGGCGCTGCCTGCCAATTACACATCGGGCATGGGCTGAATTTTAAAGGCGCATTATAATGCCGGCAATTCTCGCAGTCTTTCGGTGATTCATCCATTATATCAACTCCTAAATTTCTTCTATCTGGATAACCCGTGGCTTGTATTCACGGTTTCCAGATTGTGTCTTATCATTCAATTTTCGTACCGTATTAGCAGCCTGATATATCCCATCATTCATCTAATATTAAATCCGATTGGGCAATTATTATCTTCTATATGTTCCCACACATCCGGAAATTTATCCCTGATTAATCGTATTTGCTCGATGATTGATAATTTTTCTTTCATATCCACGGCCCCTTTTCATATCTTTCACAATTAATCGACTCGCTCCGTATCGGTGAGTCATCAGCCGTCCTTTTGCTATCTTTTTTCCACATCTCCGCTGCCGCTACCGATACTCCACATATACGATATTTACGGCAGTCCTGGCGATTACAAAACACATAACCCATGTAATACATACGACCACCCGCCTTACCATCTAAACAGTAAATTGCCGCATTTTACTTCTGCAACAGCTCTTACAAATCCGCTTTCCAGCATCTTCGTCTTGATATCCTTTCGGATGCGGATTGTATATTTTTTGCTTCTGGTCCCTTTTAACTCAATCGAATTGGTGTCTCCGGCATAACAAGGGGCAATAATGAAACAACGATGTGTAAAATCTATACCAACAAACGCATGGTCTTTGCCATGTAGCAGCATAAATGCAGCTTTATTTATCTGTAATGTAGCGTATTTACCAGTCCGATTGGTTAAAGACAAAATGGGATCTGTCTGTTGAGCAATAATATTGTAGTCAAAAGTAAGGCCGTCTAGTTTTGGATATATTGTTTGCGGTTCCCGATTATATCCCTGAGCCGCAACAATTTCTTCCCATTCTTCTTTGCTGACTTTCATTGTTTTTACTTCGGCTTCCATTGTTTTTACTTCACTGGGCCCAAAAATTTTATCAATATCCTTCTGTGTTAATGCGCTGTCATTATTTTTTCGTGGTCTTCCCATAGTAAATTCCTCCCTTTAATTAAATACGTACTGTCTGCAGCTTCTTTAAAAGCGGCAATAATTCGTTTGTATGATCACTTAACGGTGCCTTTGTTAAATTGTATTGCTCTATGCTTTGCCAGCCCTTACCGCCGATAATGGGCCGAATCACGTAGCCATACATTTGATCTGGCACCAACTCACACCCCATCCCTCGCAAAATACATAATGTATCGGCCAGCTCGCGGGATTTAAATGCGGCTTGCATAAACAACCATGTCCATAATTGATGATCTGCCGGATGATACTGATTAAAATCATCCGTGTATTCTTCGACCGGCCAGTTTTCGGGGTCACGTTGAGTTTCGACCCGACGAACAATGTTATCTATTAAGGCCTGTATCGTAGGATCTCGTTGGAGTAATTGTGTTTGAGGCCGCTCTAACTCCTGGATGATTTCTTGCAATGCTGATTTCACTCTGCTCACGCTGTCCATTTTTATGATTTTTCACCACCTTCAAAGTGTTCCCACTATGGAGTGGGAACACTTTTTCACTCAAAAACCTAGCATTCATGCGGGTTTACAGCCCCTAAAAAAATGTTCCCACTAATTCCGTATAGGGTCATTGCTTTTTTATACCCCCCTATACCCTTTAGGGGGATTAAGGGGTATAGGGTATATCCTATATACTATGTATTTAGTAGTGGGAACAGTGGGAACAACTATATATATACCCTATTAAGCCGCTATTTCACTCACTTTTTTATGTTCCCGATACTGTTCCCCTCTGCTCCCACTGTTCCCACTTTTTACTATAGTAAAGTATCGTCATTATCGGGGGCATCTATGACTATGGCTCTCACTGATTTACTATTCAAATCCCTGACTTTTTTCCGATATCGGAGTGTGCCTGTATGCCCTTCATATTCTGTTTCTATCTTTCCTTCCGCCGCAAACTCCCGCAATAATTTAGTTGGACTGTATCCGGCATCTTCCATTACTTTCATCAGTATTTCTGGATAAATATACAATTTATTTTTTTTATACCAGCCAAACACGGGCGGCACGTATCGATCGGTCCGATTACGCAAAAATTTAGAATCGTTGGAACTGATCCAGTTTTCAACAAACTCCCATCCCCGCTGCACATCAGACAGCTGTTCTTTTGTTGGCAGCGCTTCCAGTGCCGCTCCTGCTACGTCCAAACACTGCGCCATGGCCTCCTGCGATGCCATGCCAAACAGCCAAATACTGACTAAATAATCTGCCGTAGCAAGCAGGCTAACTGCCGACAAATGCGCCTCTGACGAATGACTGTTCTTTCTGGATAAAAAAGTATATACGTCATTAAACACTACCCCTACCAGTTGTTTTTGCGGCAATAGGCAGTCGATAAACTTCGGTCCTGCGATACCATAATGTGGATTCGTATGGCATTGTCTGGCCAATGCGTCCGGCAGAATCGGGGACGTATTAATTTCCAATACGCGATTTTTCACGCCTTGAATGGAGTTTTCCTTCGTTAACGGTTCTTCCCCGTTGGCGATTCCAATAACCCGCCATGCCGCCGTGCGCTGCAGGCCTGTTTTATTAGCCCGTCCTTTGCCTTTGCCGCCTTCCAACATATAAGCAATATATTCCAGCTGATCTTGTTTTTCTCGACCACCTCCGGCTACCTGCCGTTCATTAATACCGACGGGGAAATCAGACAGTAATTCTAATCTGCGTTCCAGTCCATTTTTGGTTGTCAGGAACGATGTCATCAGTTGATCCGGCATCCCCCACGGAGACAGGGCAAACTTAATGGCTGCCGTTTTCCCACCACCGGACGTCCCCCAAAAGTAAAGGATAAAATTTCGGCGATGTGGTGAAATATGAAGCAATGGGGCGGCAAACCCAGCGTCCATGACTAGGCGTGCATATGGATGTTTTCGTACGGCTGTCGCCAGTTGTACCCAGCCTTCCATCGTTCCCGATTCGGAAAAGGCAGAGGTAATATCTCCTTCATCATCCAGATCAATACGGTATGTAGTCCGTGTTGGCAGGATAAATTCCGTATCTCGATTGCGCCACCCCATTTTAGATACGCTGTATAACAACGGGATCGTATTAACATTTACGTGCCCCAGTTCCTGCAGATATTTAACCAGGTATTTACTGGATTCCGACGTGACATCAATCCCATAATCCGATACCTTGATAATGCTTCGGCTGTTGAATATAACGCTTCGAGCCTGCACAATCCGACGCCATTGATTAAAATATTTAAAACATAATTCAACTTTTTCCTGATCTGTGTCCAGGTTAAAAATACGCCCGGTCATAACAACAGGTGAGCCGCTGGCTAGATTTCGCATTTCGCCGCCACCTTCCGTTTTCTTGATCGCTTCAATGCCATTGGCAGAAAAAGCATAGCCGGCTGGTATGATTAAATCAATGGGACAATCTGTCATTAGGGACTGCGTGGTAAGGGTACGGGCATCATCGCCAATATCCGCATGATCTTTGACCACATGCATAGCACCCCGGCGCTGCTTTCCTAACTCCTTCGATAAATCATTAAGATTAATATGCCCACGACACCGGTCTTTAAATTTAGCAAACTCCAGGCTGTCTTGCTCTTGCAAAATGGCCAAACTTCCGATTATCTCCGGCGTAAAAACAGTTTCTGCCGATGGGATCGTAATATTGCGGATAATGGCTTTAGCCTTAGGTACTCTGGCTAGTGACCATCCAGACGGGCATTTTACCTGACAGGCCTCACAGCTTGAGAAATGCAGCGTTTTTTGAATGTATTCACACGTAGCCGGTGCCATATGATCCAGTGCTTCTTCAATTTTTGCCTGCGTGTCTTTTTCGTTGTATCGCTTATCATCAATTTGAGATAACGCATGGCAAGTCTGTACGCCATCAGAAGCCCGGGCCACATTTGTCAACATAGCAAGCCATTCGTCATAGGTGATATTGCCTGCATCCACCTGACAGTGCTGCAGGAATCGGCAATTGGTCAGCATATACTTGGCATCTCCGTCTGTTTGCCGCCGTTCAAATCCGCTGCCCCGTGGGGTCCCTACAACAGGCGTTTCTACTTTTAACGCCGCCATCATATCGTAGTCGTACCGCAAATCATATTGTGCGTCGATGACCTCACAGGGAACAGGGGCTGCTTTATAATTTATCGTACCAGGGACCCGTAAAATTCGCGATAAATCGGCAATGGGATCCACATGCCAGCCTTGCTGTGCCGCTGCATTTCGAATAAGTTGCTGTATCTTACGGCTTGTTTCCATTACCTGCTGTCGATTTTCATCGGTAATGATGACGGGATGCTCTAACAACCAATAGACATGCAACCCATGGCCGGAACTAACAACAATAGACGGCGCCAGCGTATCCGGAATCAAAGCCAGTGCAGAAGCGATATCTGGCGGCAGGTTCATTGCGGCATGGGACGCGCCGTCAGCAATATCAATATCGGCCCACAAGACACCAACTTGGCTGATTTCTTGTTGCTTGGCACGATCCCGAATGGATTTTAAGGCATGCGTCTTACTGCCCAGGGAATAAAATACATCCATTTGTTGCGCAGATAACGCCGCCGCTTTGGTCATGATAGCTGCCGTATCCATCGCTTGAAATTGATACGACAATTTTTTCTGCGCTGTCCACAAATAGACGTATCCTGTCATGCCTTTATATATATTGTCTAAAAATGTCGTATCCATCGTTATCGCATCCAAACTAATTGTTTTTTGGCCCGGGTGATGCCGGTATATCGCCATCGCGCCTGAAACAAGGGGTCTTGCGATGACGGCCAGCTGTCATCATACAAGACGACATGATCCCATTCACTGCCCTGGGCGGCATGGCAGGTAATACAATAGGCGAATTGAAAAATCATTTTCTTCATCCAGCGCCGCTTGGCTGAATCACAAAACAAGGACTCCGGATTAAAGGTGATTTCATGAAATTGTCGCTCTGATTCAAACGTAGGTCTAAAGTCCATAACGTAGTCATACGTGATCCCGTCTCCCTTAGATCGCCACGGTGTTTCGATGCGATGCGTTACTTTGTGTATATGTTGGCAATATCCAATCAGGCCATTGACCAGGGCATAGCTACATTCCTCACCAGCTAGGATTGTATTCCAATCGTTGCGCTTGCAGATCAGTTTTTCGCCGTCCTCCGGCATGTCGGTATGTGTAAATCCCTGTATTAATCTGGCCTTGCTATTAAGCGCATCCATGGTGGTGTTGCGAGCCGCGATGATCTGGCCCGCCCACGGTAAAATATTTGGCAGATCCGTATCAATGGAAGACTTTGGTATCTGGTAAATGATCCCACTGACGGACTCATCGGCCTGTAAAGGCAGCCCCTTACGCATTTTATCGGCCAGTACCGGAATGGCGCTGCCGGCATCTTGCCGGATAATTTCGTCCAGAACAATGTCTGGTGTCTGCAATAAGGCCGATTCCTCATCGCCTACCGGCGGCAGCTGGAACGGGTCTCCGATGGACAAAATAGGAATATCAAATGAAAGTAAATCTTCTAATAATTGAGTGCCTACCATGGATGCTTCATCTACGATAATGAGTTCTGGCTTGGGATCCAGCCGCTCTTTAAGAACAGGCACCATCCGTTTACGGGTACCGCTGGGCGTTTTGACAAGTACGGTTTCCATATCATAAATCAAGGAATGGATCGTCTTAGCACACATGCCATGCTGGCGCATTACCAATGCGGCTTTTCCCGTAAAAGCACAAAATGCAGTTCTGCAGCTTGCGATTTCATCGGATATAGCCCTAGCGGTATAGGTCTTTCCGGTACCAGCATAACCAGCTAATTTAAAGATCTGCTCATCTCCGTGCTGATACCATTCTTTAGCTTTATTTAGTGCGTCCTGCTGCTTTGCATTGAGAGTCATTGGATTCCTCCCCATTTAAAATACGTACCGCATCGGCGACACTGCGGACAACACCCGCCCGTGCGCCCTGCTGCTGTAAAAATGACAACATGTTTTTTTGCTTCTCACTAACTCTGCCGCCGGTATCCTTTACTTCAAGGGCCACAAATATAGCGACGTGCTGTCCGACCATGTCTGGGGTAATCGCAATCGGTTTCAGTCCAAATAAATCGGGAAAGCCAATGGGAAGCCCGGTACTAAACGGCCTTGGATTCGTAAGAGTGAGCCGGGTTACCTGCGGGTTTAAAACCATATTGGCAGTTTGCCCTGTCCACCCCCGCCCTACATTAGCTCGAAAGATAGTGCCTAATTGTTGTTTGGATATTTCCAATCTGATTGTATTTTGTAGTTCATGTTCTTTGGCCATGTCATCGTCTCCTTATCCTCGAATTCCTTTCACTTTAGCTATTTTAGATACCCAGCCTAATTTATAGCCTCGCTCGATCGCGATTTGTTCCAGTTCCTGCTTGGTACGGGCCTTGCCCACTTCCATTCGCTGCTCTCGTTTAATCCGGGCAATTTCCTGCAGCTCTCCATCAGCCTGTGTCAATTCTTTTTGCGCCACTGGCTTCACGTATCCACAATAAGGGCAGGTGCGCAAATGAGACTCATACACTTGAAAACATTTTTCACACATCGTGAGCGACGTCCCCGTATCTTCCCGTTTTCGCTTCGGTTTAACTTTTAACGTCCATTCCCGATCATCATCTGGCAGTCCATGTCGGAAACAATTGCCGGCATGATCGATAATAACAGCCGTCTTGTTGGGATTATTCGGATCCGGACGCATCGCCCGCATAGATTGTTGAATATACAGCGTCAGGGACTGTGTCGGCCGTGCCAAGATTACGGCTTCCATGCCAGGCACGTCGAATCCTTCGCCAAATAAGTCGACATTGCAAAGCACTTTGATATCCCGTTTCCGGAACCGATCAATGATAGTAGCCCGCAACGATTTATCCGTTTCTCCATCTACATGCTGTGCCGAAATCCCCGCCGCCCGGAACATGGCTGCCACATGCTCGCTGTGTTTGCGGGTAACGCAATAGCAGCAAGCCTGCATGCCAGTTGCCAGTTTGCGATAATTGGCTACAATGTCGCCAATTATATCGGCATCATTCACGGCAGTTTCTAATTCAGATTTGACGTAATCCCCCATCCGGACCGATACGCTGCCTACATTGGCTTTACTGGGTGGGGCAAAATATCGATACGGGGCCAGATTTCCCCATTGGATTAATTGTTGTACCGTAGGCCCGATTACAAGGTCTTGAAATACATCTCCCAATCCGGATCCACCCAGCCGCGCTGGGGTCGCTGTTACGCCCAGTGTTTCTGCCTGCTGATAATACGCCATAATGGTTCGCCAGGTATTAGCCGTGGCATGGTGCGCTTCATCAATTACAATAAAATCAATGGGGCCTATTTTTTCCAGCCGTTTCGCTACCGTTTGAGTACTGCCAATTTGTACCGTTTGTGACGGATCCATTCCCGTTCCCGGCGCAATAATGCCATGCCGGATGCCCATATCCATAAAGGTGCGGTCTGCCTGTTCCAATAATTCTTTTCGATGAACAATAAACAAGGTACGCAGTCCCTGCAGCTGTGCCCTGGCAATCATCCATCCTACGGTAATCGTTTTTCCTGCCCCACAGGGTGCAACGGCACATACTCGCTGCGCACCCTGGGAAAAGGAATTCATAATGTGATGAACCATATCTGCTTGATATGGACGTAATGCAATCATACTTAAAACGGCGAATGCGTGGGCGCCGATGGATTATATGGCGGTGCAGGGGCAGCCTGTGGCGGTGTAGAAGGCGCTGCATATCCTTGTGCAGGCGGCGCCTGGTAAGTTTGCGCTGGTGGCTGTTGATAACCCTGTGCGGGCGGTTGGGCATATCCTTGACCGGGGATGCTGCCATACGGTTGCGCCGGCGGTGCTGCCTGTCCTTGTTGTGGGGGCATTGCATATCCTTGCTGACCTGGTGCTTGATACGGTTGCGCTGGGGGCTGCTGATAGCCTTGCGCAGGCGGTTGGGCATTATGTTCATTTTCCGCTTTGGTATCTACAAAATCAAAGCCAGTCACACTAATGTCTAATCCGGCGTGTGCCTGATTGTCTTGCTTTCCGATCCATGCGTTAAGATCGTTAATATCTCCATGGACTACGATTCGGGAACCTTTCCGGAAATACTGGGAAATAATTTCGCCACTTTTCCCAAATGCAATGGCATTCACGAAAATAGTTTTATTCTTCCCGTCCTGATCTTTACTGCGAACCGTCGTAGCCACCGATAGGGTGGTATAATTCGAGCTACCGTTTTGCGATGTCTTAACTTCCGGATCCCGGGTTAACCGGCCAAAAAATGATGTATTCATATGTATTTGCCTCCTAAAATGGTTGATTGTTATTGAATTCTGTTTCTATATCGTTACGGGTAAATTGCTTGTATTGGCATGTTTCATTAATAAGCGCATCCCATTCGACAGCTGCAATCTGTTCTAAAGGCTTATTCCAGCGTTTCATCGCATACGGTGGAAGTTGTTCCGGCATCCATCCCCCTTTTTGCCAAACCAGTTCCATTAGACCTTGTAAGTAATGCACTCCTGCGGTACCAGGACTTTGCTGTGGCGGCGTTGCTGCCGGCTGCTGCGTGGTCTCCGGCTGTACGGTAGGTGCCGGTGCTACCGAAGCCACGGGGGCCGCTGCAGCGGTCGCACCGGATGCCAACCACCCGTATAACGCTTTGCCCACATCCGGCGTCGGTGTAAAATATTGCCCGTCAAACAGCCGGGTACGGTCTTTACTAACAGAGGCCACATGATCAATACTCAAATCAAATACAACGGTAAATTCATATTCAATGCCGTCACGCTGGATCGGCGCAGCGCCTACTTTTACAATGCGTTTCTTACCACTGGATTCATCTTGCATATATTCTGTTTTAGATCGCATCGTCGCAATGATATGGCATTGACTATGCAATATTGTTTCAACCAACTGGTTATAAATGGGCGTGAATTCACGCCATGCCGCCCAACTGTTGCCCCGGTACTTACTATCTGCCGCTTTTCCTTGCTGATCTAAAATGCCGCCTTCCCCGTTCCAGGCATGGGATAAGCTGTCTATGACAATCAGTTCAAATCCTTCCTGCTCTGCCGCATGAATGGCATCCATATATTTTTGCGGCGTGTACGGTGGAGATAACGTCAATGTACTGTAACCTCCTAAATTGGCGTATAAATTGGCGCTGCCGCTTTCGGTGTCAATGACAGCCACCTTATCCATCGATACAATGCCGCTGGCTATTAACAGCGCCGAATAGGTTTTTCCGGACCCCGACGGGCCGGATAATGCCAGGCGCAACTTGGCCGCCTGGCGAACTGCTCTCTGAAACATACTCATGGTAGTCACCTCAACTCTATATCATACGGATAGGATATTGTATCTAACATGGCACATACCCGATCGTAATCGCCCATGTGGACATGGTGTATCGTAACAATCATATCCTTATAATCGCCGCTGGACGAAGGTATGGGCGGCAACGGCGGTAGCGGCGGCGTGTCCTGCTGTTTACTGTCTGTTTGCTGTACCGCTGCGGTTTCCACGGCTTTTATATTTTGGGCCGCTGAAAATATGGTTTCTTTAATACTAGATAATCCCTGATCCAGCAACTCATTCTTCATAAACTCAGCCGCCTGCAGCGGCGTATGCAGCGCATATTTAGTATTGGCGGTTTCTACATAAGCCAGCACCATTTCCTGCCGATCTTTACGCAGCTGCTCCCGATCATCCTGAGCCTGCTGCAGGGATTTTAACCGTACAATTTCGTGATCGATGTCAATAACAATATCTGACCATTTAGCCGTCTTATTGGTCCATTTCGGGTTAAATTGAAAATTATTGAGAGTATCAGGCCGCACACCTATAGCCGCAGCCTTAGCCTGCAATTCGCGGTCAATGGCTCCCCGCAGTGCTTCGATGCGCTTATCATCGTAGGCCTGCAACTGTGTATCCAGCGGCGTTTCCACCGCTGCAATAATACGATACAGTTCACGGCATTGCAGAGAAAAATCATCCGCCGGCTTTTTTAATTTGGTTTTCGTAGCTCGTTCAAATTTTTGCAGATGTGTCCGAAGAGAGGTGACTTCCCGCTTCGCTTTTCCCATGTCATCCACATTTTCATCCGTCACAACCAAATGCGCATATTTTGCAGTGACAGATGATAAATATTGTTCGATCGATTCATAGTTCCATACAAAATTTGTTTCATTTTTCGTGATTTGTGGCTCTACCGGCACAATGGCCGGCAACGTGGTTGCAGTTTCCATACTAATCTCTCCTTATATTTTTTCTAAAATAAGACGTGCTTCCCGGATTAATTCCGTAAAAGCGCTATCGGACAAATCTTTAGTATCTAAGCGATTTATACACGCTTCATACAACTGCTGGTACGCCTCGATTTTAAAGGACGCATTTTCGGGTTCAGAATCCTCGAATGGTAAATTCGTTTCCACTCCGCCAGGTGTAATGGTAATCAAGCCGCGTCGTTTAAGCCGGTGTTTGTATCTCTTAACATTGATTCCATCCCAACCAAGGGCTTGCTCGACGTCTGGATTGGATGCCGTCGGATGCTCCTGGTAATATTGATATAACTTTTCGCAATTTGTCATATTGATCCTCCCGTGCTATACTATAAATATAGATTGTTTTACCTTCTTGCCGCCCATTCCCGTGGGCGGCTTTTTCTTATGCCCACGCCGCCCCGATCAGGCCAATTATAAATGCGACTGCCATAACTTTTAGCGCTACCTTGGACATATCCCACAAGGTGATTGACTCTGCATCCCCGGTAACGGCGGTCTGGGAACATGGCTTTTTGTGATCGTTGATCCACGCCGGTAATTCAATACCATGCTGCCGGATAAATGCGGTACGCATGGCTGTTTCCACCATTTTGTCATCGTCCATTTTCATGCTCCTCTCTGTAATTTTTCAAAGCTTTGGTCACTCTGCACCGGGGCTTCTTGGGGTGCTGCGGGCCGTGATACGATACGCACATCCCGCAGTCCCGATGCACTGGGACATATTTGCCATCGATCTTGGCTATCATGTAGCTATCCTTTGTTATTTGTCGATGGCATTTCCGGCATTTCATGCCTGTTTCTCCTGGATAACTTTATCTGCTACGGCAGATGTTGCAAAACTGGTAATTTGCAGGATAATGCCTTCTAACTGATTTACTCGATTTTGCAGTCCTCGGTTCGCCGCTTGCAGCCTTCGCATTTCGAAAACGGTCGGTTGCTTTAAATCTTTTAAATCTAACCCCTCAAGGGCGTATACTTCTTTCGCTCGGTACATGGTATGTGGTAGTAGTTTTAATCTCCGTAGCGTGCCTTCACGCTCCATTTTCTTGACGGTCGATTCACTGCACGCCCACCTGTCCATTAATTCAGATAATGAAAATACCGCTTTATCTTCCATGGGATTTGCTCCTTTCTGTGTGATATAATCATCTCAAAGGAGGTGATTATTTATGAATACTTACATAGTCGTTTTTGGTAAATGCATCAAACAGGATATCGAAATGTCTCAGGACACACTCCGGCATTTTAATTATTCATGCAACATAGTAAATTCGTATACATGGATTATTCAGAGTGATCTGTCTACTAATGACATTTACAATTCGTTTTCCACGACCGCACTTAGAACAGATATCTTTGTTGCTAAAATTCTTCCAGAATATGTTGCCGGTAAATTAAAGGACTCACTAATTATCAAAAAGCTTATGGATGAACTCCCTCATCCTCAGCTTGAATCTAGAAATTAGATTGGGATATTGCGAATTAATACTTTGCGTTTCTCATAATTGGCTACGAGAGAAATTAGCCTTATGTCTTCGGATGTAAGGCCTTTTTCTTTAATAAGTTCGTTATACGCTTGAGTTCTATCTTTATCTCCCCATATGGGAAATACCGCCCCCCATTCAATATCTTTCGAATGAGTATGTGTTGAAACCTGTATTTGTTCTGTTACATGCTGGGCTTTTATCTCATACATGAAATCGGTTATTTCTTTTTCTGAACCTGTTATTTTGATTTCCATAATTTTTATGCTCCTTCCATTGCTGAAGACGTTCAAAAACTACTCGCTAAGTAATGCCTTAACTAATTCCTTTTTTGCCTCATCGCGCTCGGTACTGTTCGCAGCAGTGCCGAGCGGAGCATTTTTTCGATTGCGGCTGCCGTGATATGGGCCTTTTCGGCATTCCTTTTGTCCGCTTCTTCTATCAATTTTCGTATTGTGTCTGGATTATATTTCATTCCTCTCTCCCCTCCTCTCTGTGATATAATCATCTCGGAAGGAGGTGATTATAATGCATCCATTTATGTTTGTTATAAATGCAATTCCACAAAGTAAAAATAAGCATTTTTGGGTTCTTAGCCAGGCAATCATTCACATTTGGGTTATAGATAACAATATGCAAAACGCCAAACAAAAAGCGTTAGACGATATTAAAAACCATCTTTGGATTCCAAAAGAGATCGAACACGAATTTGCGCCCACCGACGAGCAGCTATTACATCTGCACAAAGATGAAGTATCGCTGTATCAGAAAGCTCTGCTTTGTGGTATTGCTTCGATTTACATTGGCGTTCCGATCGTTGAATCTCCAGGCTCCCCTCCTGAATGGAATACCCCTTGTTAACATTGAATGCTTCAGGCCCTGCTTTTGCGGGGTCTTTTCCTTTTTCTCTATCCATTCTCACTCACCTCCTCTCGTGGGATTGTTTGATTAGGCTGTGTCTTTTGGTCAGTCGTCTTGAACTGTGATATAATCATCTCAAAGGAGATGATGACTATGTCGGATGACAAAATATTTGAAATTTGTAAAAAATCAGCTGCCACGGTACACCTTGGAAGTATCTTAAAGATATGCATAGATACTGCAGCACGTAGAAGTCCTGAAGGTCAGATCGAGGCAAATAAACTTTTTGAAGAAGCAATCGCAAAGGCAATGGCTTTAAGTTTAAAAGAAATTTTAAAAAAGTAATAATTGATAATCGACTTGCTATTTAGTGAGCCGATTATATTTTTTCCAGCAACGCTCTCGCACATTGTGCTATTTGAGCAAATTGCTTGTCAGAAATACCTTGTTGTTCCAATTTGTTTAAACATTCTACGTATTGGTCATGATATGTTTTTTCTTCCATCCCTCTCACCTCCTCTCGTTTATAGTTATATGTAGAATTAAATTCTAGTTATGGGCCAAAAAAAATATAATCAATTGGAAAATTATATGCATCGGAAATTCTTTTCTGATAAATAGGATTAACTAATCCGGGCTTCTTCTCCCATTTCAAAAGTGTATCCTTACCAATACCAATAACATGAGCAGCATTTAATATTGTAAGCCCCGCATTAACTCTTGCCGCTTTCATTGAAATTTGAATTGCCATTTTCTCACCTCATTTCTTTTGATATCATCATACTAGAAAATAATTCTATTGTCAAGATTTTTTTTCTAGTGTAGTAGAAAATTTATTGACTATTTTAGAAAAATATTCTATCATATATGTATAATTAATTGACAAAAAGGGAGTACCACATTATGCCAACCGAAGACGATTTAAAAAATTTATTTAGCTTGCGCTTATCCAAATTGATGCGAGAAAAAAATATTAATCAAAATGAATTGGCTATTACATTGCAAGTAAGTGAATCAACTGTAGGTAAATGGATTCTAAAAAAATCAATGCCTCGCATGGGAATTATTCAAAAGCTAGCTGACTATTTTGGCGTGGGTAAAAGTTACTTTTTAGAAGAAACTCCACAGGACAAATATTATGTTGATCCCGAAGTAGTCGCAATGGCTGAACAGCTTCGTACTAATCCAAATGGACGCATCTTGTTTGATGCTTCGAGAGATCTGACAAAGGAAGATGTCAATATCGTGCTAAATCTTATCAATGGTCTGAAAGCGAAAGAAGGAAAGAATGATTGAGCATTATTTTAATATATCATGACTTACCCTCCCGAATTTGTGCACTTACCCATGCAAATGATGATGGCAGCTATACCATCTTCGTGAATCAAAATATTTGTCATGAGCGGCAATTAAAAGCTGTCCTGCACGAACTATCCCATATTGAAAGAAATGATTTTACAAGTGAAGAGCAGGCCGACCTTTTAGAAAAAATGTTACATGCTCATGATGAAATGAATGTTGATTTATCCCAGTTTCAGTTTTTTATTGCATAGTTGTGCCTTAATAGAAAGTAAAATGAAGTTTATTCTGTGTATTTGTAGAAAGAGAGTGTAATATATGAAAATTTGTAATAATTGCCAAAAAATGGTAGAAAGTGCAAAGGGAGTGTATAATAAACTGTGGAAGTAGGATATCAATAGTTTTGATTATGCTCCCCTGTCGGGGATATCAAATACATGCGGAGGTAATAAAGTTATGACAAAGAAACAACCCACACGTGGTGAATCCCTGGCCAAGGCCATCATCAGTGAATATAAGCCCAAGACCGTTGAAGATATGCAGAATGCCCTTAAGGAGGTCTTTGGTCCTATGTTTGAGGCCATGCTGAATGGCGAGATGGAAAATCATCTCGGGTATGAGGCGAACGAGCGTGGTGAAAAGGAAACTGCCAATCGCCGCAATGGGTATACGCACAAAACACTGAAAACATCAGCAGGAGAAGTCCCTGTCCATGTGCCACGTGATCGTGACGGTTCCTTTGAACCTCAAGTCGTATCAAAGCGTCAGCGGGATGTCTCTTCCATTGAAGGCAAGGTGCTTGCCATGTATGCTCGTGGGATGAGCCAGCGGGATATATCAGCAACCATTGACGACATCTACGGGTTCAAACTGTCTGCAGGGCAGATTTCCAATATCACGGATTGTGTCCTCGAGGAACTGAATGAGTGGCAGAATCGGCCGCTGAAGGCCTTCTACCCCTTTATATTCGTCGATTGTATCTACGTTTCCATGCGTACGGACCAGGGCGTTTCTGACCAGCCGGTGTACGTTATCCTGAGCTACGATTTAAAGGGTGAAAAGGATGTCCTTGGCTTATGGATGGGCGATACGGAAAGCAAGCATCGCTGGATGCAGGTATTTGATGAAATCAAATCCCGTGGCGTTCAGGATATCGGCTTTATCTCCATGGATGGCGTAAGTGGACTTGAAGATGGCGCCAAGTCTATCTTCCATAACGTTGTCGTGCAGCGTTGCATCGTGCACCTGATCCGCAACTCTCTGAAATACGTGCCCAGTAAGGACTATAAAGCCTTTACGGCACAACTTAAGAAAATCTATGGAGCCATTAACCTGAAAGCGGCCCAGGCTGAGTTCGAGCGTTTTTATGAAACCTGGGGCAAGTACCCGGGTGCTATTCGTGTGTGGAAGGACAACTTCCGGCACGTTGAGCAACTGTTCAATTACGGCAGCGACGTACGTCGTGTCATGTATACGACGAATGCGATAGAGAGCGTCAACTCAAGCTTCCGTAAGGTTACCAAGAAGGGCGCTTTCAACAGCGAAATCGCTGTTTTCAAGGTGTTCTATCTACGGATTAAGGAGCTTTACCAGAAATGGCAAGGTCACTCGATTCGTAGTTGGGCTATGGTGATGAACCAGTTGATTATTGACGAACGAATCGGCGCTATGGTACAGAAATATCAGGCATCCATTTAAATGAATTTACACACTTTACTTGACAAACCCAGTGCAAAATCAAATTGTCCTTATTGTGGTAGCAATGAATTTACTCCTTTCAAGTTTCCCGAAACACAATCTAACTTTAAACGTTCCATGTCACACTATAAATTAAGTGGTGAGTACAAATTAATTGCTTTTATATTTACATTAATCATTTTAGTATTGTTGCTTTTAAAAAATCCTGGTAATTTTTTTGGAAGTGCTGGTGAATTTATAGGTGCATTCATATTTTGTATTGTAATTGCATATTTTCTGTCGTCCATAACTAATAATGATACGTCCCAAATTCCAATTCCGCCCGGTACCATTGTTTCTAGATGCCCTTGTTGTCATTCTACCGAATATACCGCGGGAAACAAAGGATTTGGTTATAAAAAGGCTGCGCTCGGAGGGCTAGCCTTGGGCCCATTAGGATTATTGGCTGGTGGTATCGGGTCAAAAAAAGTTGAATTTATTTGTCTTCACTGTGGGCATACATGGACTCCCAACAGCATAGAAGTACAACTAGATATACAAGCTCAAGAACGTGAATATCGTTTACATCACCATTAATGCTTTTTATAATATACGCTTACTAACGGATGTGATATGATGAAAATCTGTAATAATTGCAAAAGAGCGTTGCCTAACCCAAGAACAATTTGCCCCTTTTGCGGCAGTAGCAACCTTTCTCCTTATAAATTGCCGGGAGTAAATAAAGGGAAAAGGCAAGAGAAAAATAGACCTACCATAAAATGGAATTCAACAAAGCCATTGATTATATTCTTAATAGTAGCTTGTTTTTTTTGTATTGGTATATATAGCGCATATAATTATTCGCCTCGGGATACCAAACAGAATAGTACTAATAATGTAACTAAGCCAGTTCCCCCCTCTGAAACGAAGAAAAAGGAGGCGAAACAGCCTTCTGTATTGACTAATTATGGCGACAAGCACGACGAAATACTAAAAGCATTTAACTTTCTTTTTTCAGACAATGATTATACTCCTATATACGAAGGCGTTACACATGACCCAGCAATAGATACCTTGACTGTATACGTTAATAACAACTGGAATTTGTTGTCAAAAGACGTTAAATTATCTTTTATTAAAACATGTTTTGTTGCATGGCAAACGGCAACAACCTCTCGCCAAATAAAAACAAATACAACCAGTTTTTCATTAGACATTATTAATAAATCATCTGGTAGAAAAGTTGCATCATGGGGATCTGTTCGAGGCCCTGTATTGTATGATGAATAACAGTCAATAATACAAATAAAAAAAAATTCCCGCCACTGAAGGCAACCAGTGACGGGGGGAAGCTTGATTACACTATCAGTATAACATATTATCGCATCATATTATATATAGGCCGAAAGGAGATTCCCCGCTATGGCAAAACAAACTAGAAAACATATTTACACTGAAGAAGAAATAGAATCCATGCATCCCGGCAAAGCCATTGAGTCTTACATGGAATATGCCGAAACAAATACGGATGAATTGGCCGGTAAATTAGAAATAAAACCTGATGACCTGCAACAGATTATCAGTGGCGATGCAATCTTATCTCATGACCTCATACGAAAATTATCTAAAGTAACAAAAACACCAATGGATCGCTGGATGGAAATTCAGCATCGGTACGATGAAGCCTTAAATTAAATATCTGACAATGATGATAATCCAGAATAAAAAAGCCCCGCATCCTGCTGCGAACAGAATGCGGGATTGCCGAAGGAGAGGTGCTCCATACCGGCAAATATAATCCACCCTGCGAAGGCTGATTACAACTGCATTATACCACAATCAGCCCTATTTTATCAAAAAGGAGCTGATATTTTATGCGCGATTTAGAATATAATTTTACGTACAGAGAAAAGGACAAAGGATTTCAAGTCATCTTGTCCTACAAAGACAATAAAGGGAGGTGGCGGCAAAAATCAAGACAAGGATTTAAAACAAAAAAGCTGGCGAAGGCTGCCGGAGATAAATTGCTGGATGAAGTAAAAGAAAAGGCCCTGAACGTCGTGGATGAATCCATGAGGGATATTACACTACGTCAGGTGTTTGAGCTATTCCTGCTGGAAAACAACGCAGTTTTGGAGTATAACACACGAGCACTATACACGCAGGCACTCCAAGCATTTATAAAAATAGCCGATGTGCCCGTTGTTGAAATCACCCACTCTGACATTATTGACTGCATGGCACCTATGAAATACGCTGTCAGTACAAAAAAACTATATCTGTCCAAAGTAGGCCGGGTATTTAGATATGCCATAGAGACAGTGGAAATACTTGCGGCTAATCCTGTATCCAAAGTCCCCAAAGAAAAGGATAAGCGGCAGAAAAAGACGCAGGTAATCTCTGCTGATGACTTTAAAATAATGCTTGAGAGTGTGCGTCAAAAGAATTATACCGCTTATGTGAAGATTGCTATTGCCGGATATGCTGGACTTCGATACGGTGAGATTGTCGGCTTGACGTGGGATAATGTAGATTTAAAGGCTGGTATTCTTAGCGTAACTGCTCAACTATCTGCTCTAGGTAAAAACAAATACGCCATCAAACCAACAAAAAGTATGAATGGGTATCGAGATATCCCTATCCCAAGAGAACTAGGTCAAATACTCCACGAATATAAACATGCTTCTGTTTTAAGGATAAATCGAAGGTTGTTTGCTGATAAAACCAGTAGAGCGCTATGTATCGACAAGCTAATATCTCATATATGCCAAGGAGCATCTATTCATTCCCTTCGACATACGTATGCCACACGACTTTTGGCTAACGGCGTAGATGTCAAAACCGTAGCCGCACTATTGGGGGACACTGTTGAAACTGTAATGAATACGTATGTCCATTATTCAGATGAAATGAGAGAAAAAGCAAAGAAAGACATTGATAGAATTTTTGCCTAA